TCATTCTAGCGTGTCCTTCTCCGCTTGCAACTCCGCTATCTGCGCGGCGATGATCGCCTTGCGCTGATTGCAGAAAGCCCGCCACACCCGCTGCGCGAACCCGCGCACACGGGCATCGTCAATCAGCCCCGCCTCGTTGGCCTCGACCAGAATGTATGCGATGTCAAGGCCGGTCAGACGGCTGAACCGGCTGTAGAGCGCCTGCTTTTCCTGCTCGGTCAGAGCCATGTATGATTCCTCCCTACTCCCTGCTCCCTACTTCCTACTCCCTATCTCACGGCAGCCAGAACCGCACGCAGTCTACGCGGGTCACCGCGGCCACGCTGGTGCTTGCGTCCCGCACCAGGATATAGGCATACACGGCGTCGGCGTGCCAGGCCGCAGGGCCGATGGTGGCGACCTGTTGTACCCAGTCGACATCGGGCGTGATGTTTATGACCATAGTGGCCGTCAGGTACCCGCCGCTGCGGTCAGCCTGATAGACCCAGACCTGGATTACATTTTGCGCTTGCGCCCAGACGGCTCTCATCCAGATGGCGACCGAGTAGGTGAACGCCCGGTTGATCGGGATGTACCTGCCATCAACGAGGCCGCGGTTCGCCTGTGCGTACATATCAATCCCCACACTGGCTACGGTGCGGTCGAACTGCACGCACTGCCGGCCGGATACGCTATCAGTTGTGATGAGTGTCCGCGTACCGCCGCTCGAAGCGGGCCAAGTCCACCAGTCGGGCACGCCGTCGGCATCATCGTCTACCTCGAAAGCGCCGTCCGGCAGCAGGTTCTTGGCGTCTATGACGCGGAAGCCCGCACGCTCTTCGAGGCTGATATTCTTGCCGGAGGAGGTCAGCACCCTGAGCTTGCCGTCCGCGCTGTCCACAAACAGCCGCCGCTTGCCGCTAGCGGGGTTCGCAGGCGTCAGCCGCTGCTGTATTTCGAGCACGCCCCTAAGCTCCGTCCTGCCGTCTGGATCACCGAAACGCTGAATCCCCTTCTCGTTTGGGTCAACGCCGTCCTGCGACTGCCAGACGGTGACTTCGGTTTCCCCGCCGGGGATATTGAACTTGCCCGCGACGAAGCCCGGCTCGTTGCCGGTCGGCTTCAGCGTCCCCGTGTGGGCGTTGCCGCTGTAGTCCGCGACCGTGACGCCGCTGCCCTCGTCGAGGTGCCAGCCAGCCACCAGGTTCGCTTCTGGCGCACCGTACTGCCCCGCGCCAGCGTTGTAGTGCGCCGTGACCTCGCCTGCGCTCAGTGCCTTGCTGTAAACGCGCACTTCGTCCAACGCGCCGAGGAAGAAGTTGCCGCCCGCATAAGACCTGCCGATTTCAGCAGCGATTGCACCGGCGCTGGGAGGCCCCGAAGTGGTGTCAGCCCAGTCGCCATCGGCCACTCCATCCTTGTAGAACGTGCCGCCCACATCGGCGTCAACCACGATCACGATATGGTGCCAACTGCCGTTGTTGATGACGTTGGTAGAAGTGCCGTACTTCCAGCCCGTGTTGCCATTGTAGTAGGCCAACTGGCCCGCCGCGCCGGCAAAACCGCCCAACTCGAAGTTATAACCCGGATATGCCCCGCCGTTTTCAAGCCTATGAAAAAGCCCCCTTCTGGCCGCCGACGACGTTTTCACCCACATCTCGATGCTGTGGTCGCCGGTGAGATTGAAGGCGGCATCCGTGCCGAGAGTGATGTAGTCCTGCGCGCCGTCGAGGTCTATCGCGTACCCCGCCGCCCCCGGCTTATAGACGCGGTTGTAGCGCGCCGCGAGGGCGTCGGTGTCGGCGCGGGTGACGCGCGTGTATTCGGAATCGCCGGTGTCGGTGAGCCGCACTTCCGGGTCGGCCTTAGTGATCCCCAGGTTGCCGGTGTGCCCGGCGGAGGGGAAATCGAGGTTGCTCAGCGCAGCATGGTCGCCCCCGCCGCCCTCGAAGTCGGCGATGTCGGCGATCTGTATCCCCCGCCGCACCACCACCATGTCCACGCGGTTGACTGCGCCCATGCCGCTAGAGGTGTCACGCACTTGCACGCGGATATAACGCGTGCCGGCTGGCCAGGTGTAATCCTGATCGGGCCCGATGAATATGGGGGCCTGCCTCAGCCACGCGTCGGTTGGCGGGGCGAAAGTTATCGGCGTAAGGGTGCCCAGGAGTGCGAGATCGCGGTCGTAGCACTCGATGACCAGGCCGATGACGTTGCCATCCGCCGCCCCCACGCGCTTGGCACTTATCCCAACCGCGAATATCCCTCCCTCATCAAGCGGGGCGAGGGCGGCGTTGGTGCTGTGCGTCCGGAATCGCACATAGATACCGGCCGCGGTATTGGCCTCCGTGCGCGCCGAGAACTCCAGGCAGGCCCCGCCGGCCGTCCCATCGCCAGCGACGCGGGCGATGGTGGCGGGACCATAAGATCCCATCCACCAGGCCAGCGCGGCGTCCTGCACAACCTCGAAGGCGCCGTCCGGCACCAGGCTGCGCGGGTCGTGGACGCGCGGGAAGGTTCCCGGCGCCAGGTGCACCGCCTTCACCTTGCCGTCGCCCAGGCCGGCATCATCTCCGGCCTCGAGGCGCTCGTCGAGGGTGTCGTGCGCGCCATATACCTCGGAGTCCCGCGCCGCGACGACCTCCTCGCTTGTTGCGGCAGGAATGGTGGGGTCATATCCACCGCCTGGCGGCGCGCTAGAGGCCAGATGGCCGGTTACCTGGTAGTTGTTGCCGCGATAGTCGCCGATGCGCTGCACGGTCACGATGCTGCCAACGCTCACCGTCAGTTGGCCCAAAATTGGTACGCGGTAGAACGCGGCGCCGCCACTCGCCACCATGCGCACATCCACCGTGCCGTCGTCGTGGATGAGCGTCACGACGGCCGCGAAGGTGGAGCGGTGGTATTGCCGCTCGCGGCGGACACGCTCTATCCAGAAGTCATCGCGGGAAGGTAGCATTTCAGGTTATCGTCGGCGCGAAGTCGGGCACCAGTTCCAGCACCGAGACATTGGGCTTGCCGCGCTCGTACTCGATGCGGTGCGTTACCAGGATGAAGTCCACGTAGTCGTCGGCGGTGCTGCCCTTCGGCAGGTACACCCGAATCTTGTCGCCCGGCTCGTGGCACAAATTGCACGGCACGGTCAGCGAGCAAGGGAACATCTCGTTCATGAGCCACGTCGCGGCGCGCGTCGCGGCGGCCTCGCAGGCGGCGTTGTCCTTGAACAGGTCGTTCTCGACGGTGACCTCGCCGATATAGCCGTGCGCGGAGAGCTGTGAGACGGTCTTGGTCGCGGTAAAGGCACCCGCAGTTGGCTGTATCGGTTTGCCCCAAGCCCTGACATCCACATAGTCCTCGGGGTAATAACATTGACCCTGCCAGCCGATATGTACGAGACCGGCTCGGGGCGGAGGCATGCCGCCATAGACCCCGATGTAATAGGCGCCAGTGGAATCCTCTACATGCCCGCCTACCTGTTCGCAACGCACGTCCGTATACAATTCGATGTAGTCATCCGGTAGGCGGTTGTCTTTTGGGGCAAACAGGTAGAGGTTGCGCTCTCGCGGCCCGTAGTCCCATCCCTGATATTGGCACATGAAGGTTCCGATGCATACCTCCTCGATCACGTCCGCGCCGGTACCCCACTTGCGCCCTATGGCCGTCACCCTGTTTGCCAGCTCGCGCGGCGGCCGCGAGCGGATCTCGAACGACGCGATGAGGTTCTGCTCGCTCAGGCTGCCGTATGTCCAGGCGGGAGCGCCCACTGGATTCCATAGGCAGGAGACCGCCTTGCCCGCATGGTCGAAGCGCAGCCGCGCGCCGATGCAGTCCAACAGGTTGCCGATGGCCTGCGTCGGCGTGAAGGTGCTCGGCTTCCACTCCAGCAGGGCGTAGGCGCCATCGTCTACGAGGATGATGTCCTCGTCGGCGAAGCCCACGTTGGGGTGCTTGAGGATTGCGCGGATGATGGTGTTGACCTGACGGGTCACCGCGTCGCCGTAGGCGGGGTCTGTATAGACCCGCGCTCCCATCGTGATCTCCTGCTCGTAGGCCTTCCAGCCGGCGTCAACGCAGCCAAGCTCGATGACGCGCGCCGCGCCGCGCTCGATGGTCTCCGAGGTCTCGCGGATGTAGCCCTGGAAGACCTGGATGAGTGATGCTGGCGCGTTGGTGATGGAGATGCGAATCCGGTGCCCCTCGCGCAGCGGCGAGTCCGCGCTGCCCGCGCTCCAGAAGTCAACATCGCCCAGGAACCGCTGGTAGTCGAGGTTGGGGTCGGCAACGCGCACCCGCGCCTCCCCGCCGCGCTGCTCCATCGTGTGCGTCACGGACACGCCGGCGACGAAGGCGCTGATGTCCTGCCAGTCGCCGCCGAAGTAGACCTCCACCTTGCAGCTCGGCCACCTCTCCAGCGAGGTCGCCGCCAGCGTATCGAGGTAGTTCTGGGGAAGGTTACGAGGCACTCATGCCCTCACATTCAGCGTCAGCCGTACCCGCGACATGCCGCCGGGGTCGCGGCCCTGCGCCTCCAGGAATATTACGGCGACGGTGAAGTTCGGCCCGCCGATCTGCGGGTCAAAGGTGTAGGTATTCACCGCTTCGGCCATCGCCTGGAGCTCCTCCCACATCGCCGTGTCCATGCGTTCCCACTCCAACACGATCTCCTGGCCGGCGGCCACCCCCGCCCATTGGAAGAGCACCTGCGCGGTGAGCGTATCCAGCGCCGCCGTGACCTTGGACTTGAGCAGCGAATCCGCATCAAGCCCGGTCACCCGCGCCGGGTCGAGCTCAAAGGTATAGGAGCCGAGAACCATGTTAGCCATGTAGCTGTTCCTTGCAGTGGTGAATCATCCCGCGAGCACCCTGAATCGGATTAGAGCCATGCATCGTCGGACTGGCAGCGGAGGATCGGGTGGCGTGATGACGACGATGCGTAGTTTCCACGGGCCAGCTTGATTTATAAACCCTTCCTCGGGCGCATAACTCGCAATCGTGCCCTCAATCGCCGGAGTAACCGAGACCATGCTACGGTCGGGCTTGTGATAGATGAAGGTCACGGAATCGCCGGCGGGGTCATATGGCGCATCGTCCAGGATCAGTCGGGCCGGCCCCGGTATCGGAAACCCATAATCTCCGACGTAGAGGATGTTTGCCATGAGATCAATCCTATGAGATCAATCCTATCAAACGAATTCGGCGTCCTCGGGCGCGCCTTCGGAGAGCCGGCCGTCTAGTTGTTGGGGGGACGGGATCAGTTCCGCAGTGAATAGCGCGCCATGCGACAGGTCTGCGGCGATGAGTATAGGAAGCGCGCCTGCGGCCCGCAGATAGACAACGCTAGCCCCATGCAGAAGCATGAGAATCTGCGACAGGTCAACCTCGCTGTAATGCTGGAGATCGCTTCCGCCATGCTGAAGCAAAAGCATCTGAACCAGGCCGGTCTCGTCATATTCCCCTATCGGCAGGTATTCATCGGTTGCGCCGAGGACCAGGACCACAACCTGCTCGCGCAAGAGTTCACTGTACGTCTGGCGATCCGTCTGCCCGTGTGCGAGCAACAGGGATTGACCGCACTCTCGGTCAACATAGACTTGGCGATCCATACGGTCATGTACCAGTATCAGAACGGATGCGCGATTCAACTCGTGGTAGGACTGCCAATCGCCGGCACCGTGCGACAAGTCCAATGGCTGGCTGCGATTGACCTCGCGATAATTCTGCTTATCCGTGCGAGCCTGCACCAGGAGCAGCGCCTGGGCCAGTCCGGTCTCGTCATAGACTACGGCCAGCGGAATATATTCATCGGTCGCGCCCTGGACGATGAGGAGACCCTGCGGCCGATTCACCTCGGCGTAGGTTTGGAAGGTGGCGCTTCCCTGCGTAAGTCTGACGATTTGCCCGCGGGCAAGTTCGCTGTATGCCTGGCGATCCGCCTCGCCTTGAAGGAACGCGAGCGCCTGGGCGCGACCAACTTCGGCGTAGGTCTGCCACGCGCTCTGGCCGTGAGCCAACATCAGCGCTTGGCCACGATCCGTCTCTCGGTAGTCCTGCTTGTCGGTCACAACCTGACCGAGAAGGATTGCCTGCCCCCGCGCGACCTCAGCATAGCTTTGGCGATCCGCGAGCCCTTGCGCGACGAGCATGACCTGAGCGCGATTCAGTTCGCCATAGATAATCCCGTCTGTGCGGCCCTGAAGCAGCAGGAGCGTCTGCGCACGACTGGCTTCTTGGTAAGTCTGTCGGTCAGTTCGCGCCTGGGCGAGCAATACCACCTGACTGCGGTTGACCTCGCGGTAGGCCTGCCAATCGCTGCGGGCCTGCGCCAGCAGGACCACCTGGCTGCGGGCTGCCTCTCTGTAAGTCTGGCGGTCGGTTCGCGCCTGTGTGAGTAGCAGCGCCTGGCTGCGATTAGTCTCATCGTAGATTGTCACTTCCTTGAACGAAGCAACGATATGACCCCAGTTCGCCGCAGCGATGGTGTGGCTGAAGGTCGTGGTTCCATATGCTGCCTGGAGTTCATACTGCGCCGAGGAGTTCCACGTGCCCTCGTCAAGGCAATACAACAGGGTATTGTTACGGCCAGTCTCGACGGTGTTTAGCGAGTTCGCCATAATGTCAACGATGGCATCCCCGTTTTTGGTGGTCGTAACGGCGGTAGATGGGTTGAGAACCGTCCCCACCTGGCCATTCGCAACATCGAGGGCCGCACTGCTCGCAACCGTGCTGGTGTAGGCCGAGGCGATGATCCTGACGCTGAGTACACCGCTGTTCGGCACGCTGATGTTGTAGGCAGCGCCGGTGGGCGGGTTGATGATATACCACATCTCCGCCGCCACCTCGGTCGCCGCCTGTTGGCGCGCATAGGCCTGCGTCATCGGCAGGGCATTGTAAGTGGGGTTCCCGCCACCCCTGGCGGTAACGCTGCCGACCGCAAGACCTACCACCAGCACCCGCGTGTTGGCGGGGCAGGTGAAGGACAACGTGACTGGGTTGGTCGCGGCCTTGACTTGCCCGTATGTGCCGTAAGCTAGTGCCATGCTCGATTACCAGACTACTAGGGCTCGCTGATCTGGACGTACATGCTCACTTTGACGCTCTCGCCATCGGCCAACGTGCGCGGCTGTGAGAGCGCCAACGACATTATCAGCCGCTGGCCCTGCGCGGAAGTAACGGCAGTCAGGTGCGTGCAGAGGAAACAGTTCTTCATCTGCGCCCACGCGCCGCCCGCCGCCAGGAATGTGACTTCCTTGGTCAGCGCCTGCCAAGCAGCCACTGGCTGCGAAAGTACGAAGTCCTGCCCCGCTACTCCAGTACCGCTGGTCACGCAACCCAGACGAGCATATCCGTAGGCTACGTTCGGCTCAATGCCGTTGATCGTCGCCAGCGTGTCGCCCTCAGCCAGCGAGGCTCGGCTGTCGAGGCCGATATACATCGTGGCGACCGTGGGTGACCCATAGCCCGAATAGGCCGTGGCAAAGGCCAGGCTGAGGAGGTACTGCTCTCCCTCATCGTGCCAGACATTATGGATGCCCAGCTCTTCCCACTTGAGTTTCCCATCCTTGTCAAAACACCGCACATCAGCATGACCGTGAATCGTCTTTCTCATTGGAATCTTCCTTTCCATCAATCGGTAGAGCATAGGAACCGAGAGTCATGCTAGCCGCCCTCAGACTCCTGCCCGCCGGTCGGTCCAGCCCAGTCGCCGGTTTACCTCGTCGGCGAGCAGTGCACCCGCATCGCGCACGGTGCGCTCGTCGAGCGTCTGGGCGTTGATGACGACAGCGCCCGGCCCTATGGTGACGCCTCCGCCCACGTTGCCCCCAAGAGCCCCCGCCCCGGCGAGCGCTATCTCGGCGAACCGCTGGAAAGCAGCCTGCGCATCCGGCAGGATGTAGCCGGCCGTTTCGGGGACGAAGAGTTCCCGCCTCCGCTCACCGACAACTGTTGGTTGGCCTTTGCGAACCGAGCCGCCGCGCTGCAGGAAGGGGAGAATGTCAGGAATGTATTCCCACCACTCTTTCTTGCCACCGCCTCCAGCGCCACCAGCAGATGCCCTTGCCGCCCTCACCTTCGCCGCCGCGGCCCATTCCTCGATCACCCATTGCACGAGCGCATGGATGGCAAGCTTCAGGAATGTGTCCCAAAGGCTCTGCCAGAAATCCTTGAGGTTCCCGCCATACCTGATGATCTGGAAAAGCGAGTCCTCAAAGCCCTGGCGGATGCTATCGAGCGCTGCCTGTGCCGTCGCTTTCAAGCGGTCCCAGAGCGAGACCTCACGCACCTGCATGCTCTCGAGCCGGCGCCGAATCTCCACTTGCCGTTCGAGGGCCTCGGCGCGCTCACCCTCCGTCCGGCTGTATCCCTCCATGCGCTCCCAATAAGCCAACTGCCCCTGCAAATGGCCAATCAGCTCGGCCCGCGCTCTCGCCTCGCGTTCCGTCCCCTGCGCCAGCTCATATTGCACCGTGAGCAGGCGCTCGCGCATCGCCACGTCTTCCGCTGTCGGCTCGGTCGTCAGGCCGTAAGCGCTGGGCTTGATCTGGACTTCCGTCGTCGGCGCTTGCGGCTTGCGGGCGCCGATCATGCTGGCGGCAAGCGATCCCTCCGCCGCCACTGCCCTTTGTGCGCCAATCAGGGCATCGCGCAGATTGCCCAGCTTGGCCAGCACCGCATCCCAGTTCTGCACGATTTGGTGCGTCCGCTCGTATTCGGCGCTGGTCAAAGCGACGATCTGGTTCTTGATGTCGTATATCCGCAGCAGAGCGAGGCTGTGTTCCTGGTCGCCCTCGGCGGTGCGCGCTGCAACAGCCTCGGCCAGGCGCAACTCATCGGCCAGATAGCCCTTCAGGGCCGCTGCGGCCTTCGTGCGCATCTCGTCTGTCGCGGCGATTTCATATTGCTGCGCCAACAACTCTCCCAGGGTTTGGCGGCGCCGCTCATCGGTCTGAATCGCATTTTCCCACATCTGCGCGAACGCCGCGGTCATCCCCTCGGCGAACTCCTTTTGGCGGCGCGCATCCTCCTCGCGCATGTCCTTCAGTTCGCCCTGCGCGCGGAGCCGGAATTCCAGCGAGAACTTTTCGTCGGCAGCGATACGGGCCAGCGTATCCTGAAGCGTCCGCTCCCACTTGACCTGCTCTGCGATTGCATCGGCAGCCGCAATTTCGAGGCGGACGCGCTCGAGCCATGCCTGTGCGGCCTCTTCGCGCGTGGGAGGCTTTTCGGCCGCGCCCTTGCCCTCGCCCGGTGCCGGTGGCCGTCGTGTGGGCGGCGCTGGTGGTATCTTTGGCGGCCCTGGAGGAGGCTTATATCCCGGCGCAAGTTCTGGCCGGAACTCTTCGAGAGCCTTGCGCTGCGCGATGATGCGATCGGCCTTCTCGATAAGCCGCTGCTGCGCTTCGCTGCGCATCCGTTTGGGGGTGACGCGCGCAAACGGCAGTAGGCTCTCTTCGGCAAGCGTAAGCTTTCCGACTTTTGGCGGCGGCTTCTTTAGGCGGCCCGCCTCGAACGCGTCGATGTATGCCTGCTCGGCTCCACGAGCTGCCTGGGCCGACTGGTCGAAATCTTTGCGCAGTTGCTGGATGGCATAGATAAGCAACCAGACGGCGGCGGCCACCGCACCGAATTTGATGGTCGCGATTATCGTGCCCGCCGTCGAGGCGGCTATACCCAACGCCGTGAAGGCTTCCTTGGCGCGCGCCAGCCAAATCAGCAGCATCGTAATGCCGCCTGCGCCGAACAGGAATGCTCCGATCGCGGCGATCACTTTCGTAATCGCTCCGCTGACGCCTACATGTCCCTCGCGCCATTCGCGTAGCGCCTGAACATGATCGCGCAGCGAGGCAGTAGATTTGGTAAGCATCGGCAGGAACGTATCGCCTACCTCGATGGCCAGGGCCTGCAGGCTCGCCTTCAGTTTATCCCATACTCGCGCAAACGCTTTGCTCTGCTCCTCGAACGCGGCGGCAGCGGCGCCGGTGGCATTGGCCATGAGTGTCACGTCGCCAGCGAAGGCGCGCCCGCCCCCGGCAGCTAGCACCAGAGCGCCACGCAAGGCGCGCACATTGGGGAACAGTTCAGCGAGTCGCTCGGTGGTGGTGCCGGCGTTGCGGGCCACCTCCTCCATGACCTCGGCCTCGCTCTTGCCCGCCGCCGTCGCAGCATCCAACTCGGTAACCGTCGTGCCGAGCGCCTGCCCCAGGTCTGCCATCACGCCCGACAGCCCTGTGCTGGCGAGCGCGGTCGCGCTCAGCTCGATGCCCAGGGCTTTGGCGAGTTTCTTCGCCTCGTCGCTGGGGCGGATGAAGCTCAGCAATACCTGGTTGAGCGAGGTCACCGCTTCGGCCGGCTGCACGCCGGCCCTGGTCAGCGTGGCGATTGCCGCGCCCACCTCCTCCAAGGGAATCTTCGCCTGCGCGGCGGTCGAGATCACATCGCCGATCTGCTGTGCGAGCTCGGGGAACGTAATGACGCCGCGCTCGACGGTCTTGAACAGGATGTCGGAGACCCAGGTCGCCTTCTCCGCGCTCAGGCCATAGGCATTGAGCACGGCGGTGATCGCTCGGCTGGCGGTGGCGGTGTCGCTGATTCCGGCGGTGGCAGCCACTGCCGAGGCCTCCAGCACTTTGAGGGCCGCCGCGCCTTCGAAGCCGGAGGATGCAATGTCGTAGAGGCCACGGGCAAGCACTGCTGGCGCCTGGCCGGTCTTACCGGCAAGATTTAGCGCCGATTTCCCGAGGTCGCGCAAAGCGGTGTCGCTCGCTTTGAGGATCGAGTTGACGTTGCGCATCTCGGCTTCGAACTCGGTGGCACCCCGTACCGCAATAATCATGGCGGCGCTGATCGCCCCGCCGGCGGCCATGGCGATCATCCCTAACTGCCGCAGCTCGCCCTCACGCTGCCGCACCCATCCCCCAAATGCCAGCAGCTTGCCCTGAACTGTCTTCAAGGAGGCGGCCAGCCCCTGCACATTGCCTACGATCGCAACTTCTACTCGCCCGACTTCAGTCATCGCTCGGTGCTCTCCGAATCTTCACTCCCATGGCTTGCCACTGCTCTGCGGTCATGTCCCGCACCCGACCAGGCGCATGATCGGGATCGAGTTGCCGCAGGAATCGCGCGAATGCTCTGCCATCCACCTGCGCCATCCGCAGAAGGACCGCCTGCTCGTGAGTTTCGCGCCGCCTCCGCCGGCCGATTGCACCCACCAGCAACTCGATCTGCATCGGCGTCATGCGCCAGATGACGGACTCGTGGGTGTAGCCGCCATACTCGCTGAGGATGGCATCGCAAAGATCCGCCCAACGCCCACCATCCCGGGCAGGGCCCTTCCTCGCTCGAAAAAATCGTCGAACCGGTTGACACGCGCGATAATCTCGATCATGCTCATCACATCTTGCGGCGCCGCATTGCGCAGAAACCAGTCCGCCGGAACCGGGGTGCCGTCCTCTGCCCGGGCGACCAGCTCAAACAGGTCCGCTGCCTGTGCCGGGGCCGACACCAGCGCCTGGCTGATCGCCCTCCCGATGGATGGCAGCGCCGCCTCTAACATATCCGGCGATTGCATTGCCGCCTGAACCAGCGTGGCAAACTCCGTGCGCAGCCAGCCGGTGACTACGGTCTCCCAGCGCGCGGCCAGTTCGGCCCAAACCCCCAGCACGGCGGGGCATATGGTCAGTGTGCGACGCCCGATCTGCAGGCGCTCGCCGCGGGCCATCAGCACCTCGAGGTCTAGCGCTGCCTCGTCTCTCTCACCCCCGGAGTTCGAACTCGAATCGACCTGGCTCATCCCATACCTCCACAAAGATTTGTTCCGCGGCCCCCGGCTCCGCCAGCGCCAGGAAGCGCACTGCAAACGTGGTAGCATCCTGGCGCGAATAGAAATGGCCGGATGGCGCGATGATCGTCGCCCGCCGCAGCCTGATCGTGCGCGTATAATCCTCGCCGGGCGCATTCCCCCGGACCACTACTTCGTGCGCACGCCGCTCGGTCTGCGCGCCAACGGCCAGCCGCACGGCATCTCCGTCGATCTCCACCGCTTCCGCTGGCAGCCCCCATGCCAGGCACAGGTTCTCGATGGTGGGCTCCTCCATCTGGCAGACCAGCACGAGGCGGCGACCGATCACGTCCACCCGCTCGGGCGATATCTGCATGTCCGGCTGCTGCTCGACCGCCTGCTCGAGAATCTCCAGCCGCGTGCCGCCGACGACCGCACCCACATTCAGCCCATCGACCAGCAGTTCGCGCGCGCCAACCAGGAGATTGTCGGGATCGATGCCTAGCGGCGCGAACGCCAGATCCGTCGAGAACGCGATATACGATCCGGCGGAAGTCCCTTGCGTATTCTCGCCATCCGCGTAGTCGTCCTTAGTCCCATTGAAGGCGAAGCGCGCCTGGGTCGTGGTCGTAACGGTGCGCTCAAACCACACCTCAACGACGATGCGGTCCCGCAAGCTTACTTCAACATCGGCCGTGAGCACAGGCAGCGCGACTATCTGCCAGGTCGGGCCGAACGGCTCCACCCACTGCGGGTTGGGGTCATTGATGCCGCTGCGGCTCGTCCCGTTGCCGAACAGCGAGCAGACGTACCCCAGGCCGGGCCGCCATAGGTAGGCGAAGACGCGTAGGTAGACCTCTTCGTACTCGCCGCCGCCCTGGCCCTCACCGAAGCACGAATCGAAGCTGCCCGCCAGGGTGAACTGCTCGCCTGCCTCCAACGTCTGCCCCGCCAGCGCCGGCGACAGGAAGATACGCAGCATGTCGAGCGCGCCGCCGGGATGTGCCGCGCAGACCGCATCGGCCGGAACGGCGGCTGCGCCCTTGCTGCGTGACGAGGTGAGGCAGACCAGGCGCGCATCCCCCGCGTGCCCCTCATCCTCATCCTCGGTGGCGCTGGCGGCAGGCGCGGTAACGAGCTCGCTGGCGATATCGCGCAGGTACAGTCGCATTGTCGCGTTCCCCGGGGCCGGGGCCGCATCTCGGCTGCGTGAGCGGCCGCCTGTGCCGGCGCGCCCCCGGCCCGCAAGGACACCCCCGCGCTACACCGCGTACTCTTCGAAGCGGCCGACTTGGTCGCCGGCGGGCCGACTGGTATCCGCCATCACCTGAATTGTGAGCGGCAGATCTACCTGATCATCGCGCGACCAGACCAGATCTCCAGGACTCGTCACGGCGCAGCGGTACAATGTGATGGCCCACTTCTTGCCAGCGCCGGCCGGCACCACGATCATCACAGGGACCTCGGCTATCTCGGTATCCCCGCCGAAAGTCAGCCGGCGGCGGTCAGCGTCCAATTCCTCGATGGCAGCCGAGATGCCCCAGAGCGCCCGGATGTTCTCGAGCGTCACTTCGGCCAGCGGCACGGATACTCCGAATGTCTCGCCAGCCTTCAGGATGCGCAGCGGCATCAATGACTGGTCAACCTCGACCTCTGAGGTGTCGACCCCGTGCGCAAGCGTCAGTCCGCCGTGGGTGTGGCCCATGAATCGGCCCTCGATGTACAGAGCGTCGGGCGCGCCCTTCATCACATCGTCAGGCGAGAACGCGGCGGGGACGTAGAAAAACAGTGCCCCCTCCAGGTAGGCATCGGGCACGCTCTCGGTGTAATCGGCTACGCCCACGTCGTTCAGGCCAAGGTTCCATCCATCGGTGTTGGCCACATCGATCGCGATGGTCAGCTTGGTCGCCGACACATAGGTCACGCGGGCCGGCGCCACCAGTTCCCAGGTCTCGGCCGCTGGCGCGCGAAACAGGACGACCGATTTGCTCGGCGCCTCCAGAAATCCCGTGCCGATGATGCTGATGCCCGCGTCCCCGGCTTTCGCGTCGCTTGGGTACACGTCTGTGATGGTCGTTGCCATGTCTTCCTCCTCGTAGTACAGCAGGGCGGATGCCAGGTAGGCGTCAGGCTCCGTGTCCCCGAAATCGCCGACCCCAATATCCTGCACACCGACTGTCCATCCATCGGTGTTGGCTGCATCGATGGCGAAGCTGATCTCGGTCGCGGACACATAAGTGACGCGGGCTGGCGCCACATCCAGCCAGGCCTGCTCGCCGTGCAGCCGGAACCACACGGTGCTCAGGGTCGGGTCATCCGCGAACCCCGTGCCGATGATGGTGATGCCCGCGTCCCCGGCTTTTGCATGGGTCGGGTCAACGCTCGCGATTGTCGCCGGCATGCTCGTTCCTTTCTCAACTGGATGGCTGTCGCAGGTCGAACCTGATATTCAGCGACGCCAGATGTGTCACCTGATTCGCAGCCTGCTCGGTGCCAATGTAGCCAGGGCTGCCTGCCGCCTCTATCGTCAGCGCGTGCAGATCGCCCAGATCCACCCCTTGCCTCCGGTGTAGCAGCGCAAATAGCTGATAGGCCATCTGCAGCGCGCCATCCGGCGATGCCGCGCGGGTCTGCAGCATAATCGTCGGATGCTCGCGTTCGGTGTAACGGTCAGGCGCATAGCCTCCTGTTGCATGGAGGCTAATGCACTCAACCGGCGCTGGGGGGCGTCGCACCTTGAAGATGGTCTGCCCAACCAGTCCTTGCTCCATCTCCTCCAGCCACTGCGCTAGCTCGTCGATCAGTAATGCCATCTGAGCAGTGCCTTGGCCACGTGCTTGTCGAGATTCCCCTGATATTGGCGTTCATGCTCTTTCAGGTTATCCTCGAGGTACTTGGCCTTGCCCCCCTTCGGATGCTGATAGTCCAGGCGCTCGTGCTGCGCCAATGCATATGGCGTGTTAAATCCCACCACGCCAACGATGTTATGGCCGCCGCCGCCCTCAATGATCTGGCGAATCTCAGGGCCGATAGCTTCATCGCCCACTTCGGCGAATCCACTCCGAGCCACAGCCTTGCCCTGAATGTAGACCGCGGCGTTTCCGCTGCCTCGCAGCGTTCCCTCGTCTAGTGGGGCATCGCGCATGGCGCGACCGAGCAGGTCCTCGGTGTTTTCGATCATGCCCTGCGTGGCGTGCGTCATCACATGCCGCCAGAGCGTGCCGCCCACGCCGATCGCGCGCAAGGTTTCCTCGAGCCCACGCAGCCTCATGCTGACTTTCATCATTCTGATTCTGAGACCGCGAATGATCCGAAGCGGGTCTTGATCACATCGCGGATGGCCTCCACGGCCAGCGCTGCCAGACCTGCCCACCAGGGGGCTATGGTCTGGATGTCGGCGGCCACCACGCCAATCGCGGCCAGGCATCCGATCACCAGGCCCTTCGTCAGCGTCAATCCCCAATTCATCTCCTCGTCCTCCCTGGGCCTACAGATAGGCCCGCTTCAGCTCCGCCTCGCCGCCCAACCCACGAGAGACGGAGGCAGCGATGACATCCAGGTAAGCCGCGCCATCAGCGGAGAGTTGATCACCCACCGCCAAGGTTTCCTCAGGTCCCAGGGTCACAGTGACTTCCGAGATCACCTGCTCGCCCTCGGCGTTGCGCACCAGCCGTCGCTTCTCCAACCAGCGACCGGTCGTCTGAACTACCGCGCCAAAGGTCGCTTGGCCATAACTGTCAACGCCCGTCCTCGATTTGCGCCAGATATCCTGTGCCAGGTAATCGTTGATCACCCCGCGCCACCCCGAGTGCCCGGCGTCCATTCCCCCTGCGGGCTGTCGCTGGTGGCAATCATGGCGCCGCGCCGCAAGTAGGGAGCGATCATCTCTCGCGCCTCTGGACTGGACAGTCCACTGTTAGCGGGCTCGACGTCGACGTATGTCTCGCTCAGCCCGTCAACGGAGAACGAACGCACTCCCTCAGCCCGCAGCGCCGCCCGACGCGCATCCTGATTTCCGAGCTCCAGCAGAGCGATCGCCTCCTCGCACTGGGCATCCCGCGCGGCTTGCGGGATGATGTAGGCGCCGGCCATATCCCGGTCGCGCTGGCGGGGAAAGCTCAACCGCTGCGTCGCCTGATATGGCGCCAGCGGATCGTAGTCTAGCCCGCCATAGGAGGCATACTCGTAGCGCGGCCGGTTGATGGAAATGCGGCAGGCCTCGATGCGCCGGCATGCGGTTAGCAGCGCCTTCTCCTGGTTCGTCTTGGTGGCGGCATCCCACGCATCGGCGTTGAGCCCCGCCGCGAAATAGGCTGCCGCCTCCTCCAACGTCACGTAGGAGTTGCTGCTCGCTCCACCAACCTCTGCCTCAATGGGATCAGTCGGCACCTAGCCCACTTCCTCCACCCGGTCGGGCGCCACCCACAGCAGATGGATGGCATGCGGCGCCATGAACTGCCGGCCCTCGGGTGGCACCTCGAGCACGTGCTGGCCATAGCTCACTCGGACCAGATCGCCAGTCGTGCTGCGGATGGTATAGGCTCTCCCGGCCTGGACGGCCTGCTCCATCTCGTCGGTCCGCTGCGGCTCGGGCAGAGCCATCATCGCCGTCAACGGGCGGCTCCCGGGTCCCGCCGGCGCGGGTGGCTGCGTTACTGGATGTCCCGGCGGGATCTGCTCCAGTTGGGGTGGTGCTGCCTGTGACTGCGCTGTCGCCTCTGTGTCCTCTGTCGCGGCCGCATCTCGGACCTCACCATCAGTCTCTCTGCGCATCTCAGCCTCCTGTGGCTGTATTTGGGGGGCCGGCCCGCGGCTTACCTTGATCGAGATCAGGGCCGGCCCCGAATCGCGCGTATGTGCCGATCGCGATCCAGACCCCGCGCTGTGCATGCACAGCGCCGCCTACATCCTCCGCCCTCCGATTAGGTGAGGCTGTAGGTCAGGATCACGTCGATGTTGGTGCAGCCCGAAAGGTCGCCCCCGGTCTTGCCGATGGTAATTGGGGCATTGGCAGCGAGCGCGACAAACGAAGCCCCATCCGCGAGGATGGCGGCATTGGTCGCCCCTGCACGCAGGAGAGCCGACTGAGTGAGCCCGGCCACGGCCGCCGCCAACAGCTTGGTCGCGCCGTCCAGGATGTCCACCGTGGTCGCGCCGGCGGCGCCGCCGCCGATCGCGATCAGTGCCACATCCACCAGGCGGAGTGCGCGGCCAGTCGGTGGGGTGACCAGAGTGTGGCCGGCGTTCACCTCGGCGACGGTCACCCGATGGCGAATGGTCAGGGCAATGTCGGCTGCCAGATGCGCTGGCGCAATGCCGCCGGCCTTGACCTGCAGAGTATCGGTGGCGATCTCAATGGTCGAGGCATCGACCTTCGCTTCGAGGGAGCCGTCGACATTCTGACCCAGCCCGGCGCCGGCCACGTCAGCCGCCACCTTGGCCTTCGTCACCGCGTCATCTGCGATCTTCGCGATGGCCACGCCGCCATTCTTGAGCTGCACCGTGTTGCCGGCCCCGATCTCGATGCCGACATTGTCCACGTGGCCGGCGACGATGCCATTCTGCAGGTCCTGGACGATGGTGCCCAGCGCCACGTCCGTGAGGTTGGGACAGGTGAGGGTGTTCAGCCTCGCCTTTGTTGCCTCGTCGATTGGCATGGTGATTCTCCTCCTTCTAAGCCGATCGGCCAGCCAGCCGACTAGGCCAGGTCTTGCAGGCTGCCCATGCGGTAGGGATTCCGGCAGACCAGCTGGCTGTAGTGGGTGATCCAGATCTGGTCGGAGTCCTTGACCTTCGCCATGGGCTTCGCGGCAAAGTCGGTGAGGACGTCGTACTCAAGCAATTCCTCGTCCACGAAATCCATGCGGCCGGCCGGATATCCGGGCACCTTGATCATGGGGGCCCCCTCGAAGTCGAGGGTCTGGTATCCGCCGGTCAGGGTGCCTGGGGTCTGCTGGCGTCGCTCGCTGCGCAGCAAGTCGCCATACTTGTACCACTGGGCGGAGCCAGTGTAGATCGCGGTCACGCGGCCTCCTCGCCCCTCCACCGTCGACTTGACAGTGCGGATCAGCGCCTCGCTCACGTTCCGCGGGGTGCCGCCGTTGGCGTTGACGTATGCTTTCCACCAGGTGAAGGAAGCGCGGTCGATGCCGGCATAGGTGGTGCCGGCATCGGAGATCGCGGCCAGCAGGCCGGTGATATCCTTGTTCGAGTTGCCGGTCCCATCGCCCATCAGTTGCGTGTTGATGTTGCCCCGCAGGTCTGCCAGGCCCAGATCAAGCTCGGTGCGCAGCGCGGGCACGATCATGCCGCCAGCATCACCGACGGCCTGCGCCAGGCCGGATACCTCCACCTCGACCTTGTTGAGCTTCCAGGCGAGGTAGGCTTTCTTGAACCCCTGGTTCCCGCTTCCGAGCGCGCTGTCGGCCTCGGCGTAGGAGCCAGCGGAGGCGTTGCCGGCGTAACGCACCGGCCAGCGGATGCCGTCACCCACCCCTTGCTTGCGCTGGATGCGGGTGAGCAGGAAGGTGTTCGTGAACAGGGCCTCTACCCATGGCCCTTTGTACAGCTGGACGATCAGATCGGCCAGCGTAGTCATCGTTGCGGGCATCTGTTACTCCTCGCTGCCGCGACTAAGTGACGCCGGTGCGTAGAGCCCGCTCCAGGGCATCCCCAGCCTCGGCGAGATTCTTGGGCGGCACCGGCACTTGCTGAGCCGGATTACTCACCGCCCCAACGGTCTGCGGCTTCGGCGCCTGCTGGGAGATCAGATATGGCTTGGCGCTGATCAGCGCCTCGACGACCTCGTCCAGACCCGCGATTGCGCCTTCATCGTCGGCCTCCACGGCCTTGAAGGCCGGCAGACCCTTGGCGATGACCCAGGCGACGTCGGGGTCCACGATCCCCTTGGTCTGGGCGGCGAGCAGGAAGCGCGCGCGGATGGCGTCGTCCTTGCGGGCGGCCTCCCCTTTCTCGCGCGCCTTGCGCTCCTTCTCGTAGAGCTCCTTGTACTTCTCCTGCTCCACGAGCGCTTTGCGGTCGACCTCTTCCTGGGCGTCGGCGATCGCTTTCAATTGTCGCTCCGCGGTTTTCGCGCGCGTGGTCAGCGTCGCCATGCGTTCCTGCACCGCGCCGGTATATTGCTCCGCGCCCAACTCCAGGACGCCATCCTTGACCAGCCGGTCCACCTGCGTCTGAGTCAACTTAACCTCGATGCCCTTCGCCTGTGTCGCCGGCGGTTGCGTCTCTTTGGGCTTCTCGGTTTCCTGACCCTTGGGCGCCTGTTGGTCGGTTGCGCTCGCTGGGGGCTTGGCGGCATCACCGGCAGCGGGCTGGTCGGTCTTCTGCCCGCCCTCGCCGCGCTGTGCTTCCACAGCGCCGCCTTGCGTGGTGCCACCGGCGCCAGGCTTGCCCTCTTCGTCCTCAGTCTTCTTGGTCTCGGTCGTCTCGGCCATAATGATCTCCCTCCGGTTTTACGCCCCGCGGCGGGTCTGCCGGTTGCGGCCCGACTCATGGTCAAACCGCATCGCCCCGGCTAGCGGATGTATGGCTCCTGCCCGCGCGGGCAGGTTAGTCCCCACTCAGGCCTTCCGGCGGCTCCTCCTCGAGTGCGCGGTAGTGCTTGCGCACGTGTGCGCCCGCCGCCACGCGCGCGGCGCGCGGCCACTTGACGCCGCCCCGGGCCCCCGCCAGCACGCCTGCCAGCGCATGCACGCCCGCGCGGTTGACCACGAGCATGTCATCTTTCAACTCGTGGTGCGGGCCACCCCACTCCGAACGGTTATCAAGGTCCGGGACATAGGCGAAACACTCGCGGATGGCTGCATCCGCTCCGGCCACGCCCTCTTCGTGCGCGGCCGCCAGCTTGCGAGCCAGCGCCGTCTTGTCCACGTCCCCCCAAGCACCATCCGAGATCTCGGTGTTGTCAATCTTAATCGCCATGCCTCACCTCCCCGGTCGCCTGCCAACCCGGAACCGCCGCGTCGGTTTCCGTCTCCGGGTCGGCTTGCGCTCGCCGTACCCGCTAGCATATGCGGCCCGGCCCTGCTCCTCGGCCTGCTCTTTCGTCGGATAGACCTTGCCGTGGCGTCCCCACCGCCATCCGCCAGCCACTTTGCGCACAGGCATGGGATCACTCGCCGATTGGCACGTTGTCCATTGTCCGCATATGCTGCCGCAGGTGGTCTCGTGCTTCGCATCTCAGCGCAAGCGGGATCTCCGGTGCTGGCGTCCCATCGGGGGCGGAGGGGAAATCTATGCCCCCCACCGCTCGCCACACGCCCTGGCGGTTGATAATCAGCACATCGTCGCGCACCTCGTGGTGGAGGCCCACGGGATTCCCATCTGCCCCTACGTAGGCATATGCCTCGGCCATCACGCCCGCATCGGCGCCGTCCAGCGCCTCGCTCATATCCGCCGCGCGATCATCATGCCAGGGGAGATCACTGACCCGCTCATTGTCGATCAGGAGCATCGGCGTCCCTCGTCTCATCGGCGCGCCGCACTCCGTGGTCAAAACCCTGCACGAATGCCCGCGCCTCTACCTGCGTGCTCGCCCAGCCAATCACTCCGACCTCGCCGTTGGCATCGAACTCGAGGATGCTGAATCCCTTGGTGAAGCAACTGGGCGGTGGGGCCACCACCCCAAACCTGCGGGTCCGCGCATCCTTGGCGATCATCAGGCCATCCAACTTGGTCACTACGACTGCCATGTCTCTGCCTCAGTTCGCAGCGATGCCGGCACACCTTCCGGGGCACCCGGAGTCGGCGGCGCGCTGCTCGGCGCCGAGGGCCGTCTGCACTTTGGCGGCCAGTGATTCGAGCGCGCGCTCCACCCGGGCAACCGCCTGTTGCTGGCGGCAGCCGGCGTTGAGCGCCTTGCTCAGCGCGCCCATCGCATTCCCGAACCGCTTGATCTCGTCGAGCAACCCATGCGGGTCGCTGACCCTCACGTGGAGCACTACCTCGCCCAGTTCGGATGGCATCGGGCGCGCCCGCTCTCCTCCCGGGCACGAAAAAAGCGGGCTCCCCCGAATCCCGATCTCTCGGCACTCAGGGAAGCCCGCCTAATCTGCGTGATGACGGCAGGTTACTCTATTCGGTTATCGGCGCAGGGCCGGTCCTGGCCCGGCTCCTACTCTGCATCGAGTATAGCCCGCGCGGGGCGTGCTGTCAATCCCCCCGAACCCTCCGGGGAATAGTCTCCCACATGTGGAGCATCTCCTCGTACCGCTCGATCTGGGTGCGCTCGTCCTCGTCTCTGGCCAGCCGTAGGTAGTGTTTCAGTTGGCGGCGGGCGGCTTGGGGGGTAAGGGCCGTGGTGATGGCATCGTGCGCTGCGTGGATGAACTCCTCTCTCATGCCGCTGTCCCCGCGCGGCTTGTCGGCTTGCCCTCGACATGGGTGATCCGGATCTGCGCGCGCTCCACCAACCGCCCATCCCGGTACAGTCGGCGCTCCGCCAGTGTCGCTTTCTCCGGCGGCACCTCGTTGCCCTCATCATCCGCGTAGACGATAATCTCCTCTGTCTCAGGCGAGGCCATTGTAGATCACCTCAAAGGGCTTCCGCAGGGCCTCCGGCAGCCGCCTATAGGCTGCGGGCTGCGTCATGCGCAGGCGGTACATCTCGGCTATCGTCTCCGACACTTTGCCCTTACCCCGCTTCCACCAGGCCCGCGCATATGGACTCACGCCATCCTCTTTCTTCCAGATATCATGCAGCTCGTTCCATGCCCTGGCCACTTTGTCCCGCCCCAACAATCCCTTCAGTTCGGCGCGCATCGCCAAGTTATGCCCCACTTCGTGCGCGAAGTGCGCGCCCGTTTTCTTCGCCACGCCGCGCGTACCGAGGTCATACATCGTGATCCGCTGCATGTACCAGGTGCCGACCACGTTACCCGACGCCTTACCGGCCCTCGCCAATGGCCCGACCTCTGCCAGCAGGTCAATTCCCTTGACGCCCTTCATGTGGCCAGACGGTATCCCGCGGGCGATGGCGACTACACCATCCCACCCCTCGGTTCTGATCCCCGCGCTGGCAGTTATCCGCACTGCACCCACCTTCGCTTTGATTGGCTTCTCGATAATGGCCGCGCCTCGTGGGGCAGCACGTGCGGCACCAGGTTCTACCCCGATTTCCAGGGCCCGCGCCGCCGCTGGAGCCCTCGTTATCGCCGGCGCGCGAGCGCCAGCCGCCTTGCCTGCCGCCCGGGCGCGGGCGCCGGCTGCCCGAGCGCTCGCATACGTCGCCCTCACTGCCTGGTCGGCGCCGGCCTCCAGCGCCGCCTCAATCTCCACAGCGGTCATCTGTCCCTTGACGGCCTTGCTCATTTCCGTGGCCACTCGGAACAGTCGATCCTTGCGGGGCGTCTTGTAAGCTAGGTCGAGTTGCAGGTCGGTGGCGATGCCCCGCATTGGCTCTTTCAGCGTGCGGCCATATTGCGGTCCGCCCAGCGCCTTCGCCAATGCCTGCTGATAGGATGCATATGAGGCGGGTCCAAAAGCCTCTGGCGCTAGCCCGGCTTCAAACCCCATGATCTGCTTGAACAGCACTGGCGCCATGCGCTCAGACGCTGCGCTTGTCACCGCCTCCTCGATCCACCGCTGCGCGGCCGTTACAAAATCGAATTGGGTGCATGATCCCTGTGGCCCAGCAGCATGCGTCATTTCGTGCACGAGCGTTTGGAATGCGTCCGCTATCTGCCGCCGGTGCCATTCATACTTATGCGCCCAGGACTCTGCATTCAACTGCATAAGTTCCGTTAGACGCTCGCGGGTCGCCTGATCCAGGACAATAGAACAATTCCACTGCTTCAGCCCGACAGCGTCGGGTATCTTTTCTATCGTGAGCTTGCCATTCCATCCTACCTTCGTGTCCATCAACGTTGCAAGGTCATCGGCGATGTACCTCGCCATCTGCAACTCGTCGCGCGGCGGCAGGCGCGGCGGACGTGGTGCGGCAACCTCGCCGGGGGCTGCTCGGGTGGGGGTGGGGGCGATGGCCACTCCCCGCTTCCCGCGCTCGGCCACTCCGAAGAACCGCGGTCCGCTGATCGCGGTTTGGCCCGTGATATTCTTCGCGAGTTCGGTGAGCGACCGATAAACTTGGCCATTACACATGATCCTGCCGTCGTGCAGTACCTCGGCGACATACTCGCGGCCTTTGTAGGTGCGCCGCAGCACGGTGCCAACCGGCATCTCGCGGAGGGCCGGCACCTTCATCGGTGGTGGCCCCGCTAGTGCCCTTCTCTCTGCGCGCCGCATGATCGCCCCACGCCCCCGCGCCGCCTGCTCCCGCAGCCGTTTCCCCTCCGCCCGGGCGCGCTCGGGGAACTCTGCGCGGAACCGGCGCTGCAGTTCCGCCGGCGACTTGTTGAGCAGGTCGGCATCGATCTTGCCCGCCTGCTTCTCCGCCTCAGTTGCCAGGCGCTCGACGAAGGGGGTGAGGACATGGACACAGTTGTGGACGACGATCCTTTCGGCGATATAACTCTCGTCCTCCGCGACCGAGAGGTTGTAGACAACGCCGCTGTAGTTGCAAGCACGTCTGGGCAATGGTATAATGGGGTCGCGATGACTAGCTGTCCTGTTTGTCACCAGCCCTTCACTCTGAGCGTCTCCCGCCGCGACCGGGTTTTGGGCAGCCCGACTTGCTCCTTCGGTTGCCGGGAGGAGCTTCGGCGCCGCATCACTGAAAAGCGCCTCGGACAAGCAGTGGGCGAACCGCTGAAGCAGTTTCTTCGCCGCCGATATGCCGAAGGCACCACGCTGAAGCAGCTGGGAGTAGAGATCGGCCGCGATGCCACACAGTTGCTGCGTATCTGGTTCCCCCGCTACGGCATCCAGACCCGCCCCAGGGGCGGGGCGAAGCGAGACAGCATCACTGACCCTAACGGTCCCGCGTTCACTCGCAATCGGAGTCGCATGCGCGGGCCCGGTAACCCCAGCCGCGACGAAACTCTCGCGCGCAAAATGTCGATCACGCGAGCTGGCTCCTATCGCCGCAAACCGCATCCCCACGAATCCGCGGTCTGTGCCGCGCTCACCGCAGCCGGCATCGAATATTCTTTCCAGCATCCCATCGGGCGCTACATCGCAGACTTCTTCTTCCCTGGCCACGGCAGCAATATGACCATCGAGATCGACCACTGGCGCGAGCCGAAACGCGTTGCCAAGCGTGAATCCCGCGATGCCGCTGTTCGCGCCTTGGGCTATGAGGTCGTTCGGATTCGCTACCGCAAGCGGCCCGAATTGACCGCCGATGCGGTCGTCGCTTGCTTGCAGGATCGCCACCTTCTCGGCACCGGATAAACTGCCCGCAGTCACCCATCCGTGTTGAGTCAATACTGGGTGCTCAGGTGTCACACGGAGCGCGCCGAGTTGCACGAGTTCCCCTTCGTACTCACGCTGCATCATCGCCGTCACTCGTCGCCAACGGCCGCGGTGTGTCATCACCAGGTCGCCGCGCCGAATGCACTCGATTGCCCGCCACCCGCTCGATGTCAGGACCCGGCTGCCGCGAATGAGGCACTGCGGGTGGAAAGGCGGGCCGCCCTCGATGGCGCTGATCGGTGGGTAGGGTGTAGGATTCGGATCGTCGCCGATGAAGACGATGACATTCTCATAGTAAAGACAGAAATCTCCCGCGTTGTGCGCCGACACCTGCGCCAGCCAGATATTGTGTTCGCTCAGCCGGTTGATCGTCCCCGTCGTCGCCGCCTCGCGCGTCGTGGTGCGGGCGACCATCTCGCTGTAGCGGTCGAGGTCCCACTTGCGGCCGGCGCGGTCCAGGAAGAATGGCCGGCCCTCATCAATCAATCGCTCCTTGATCGCCTTGCTGACATCCAGCCGCGTCGCCCCCTCGACGATGCCCTTCGTGACCTCCTCCATGCCGACCCGGCGGAACACATCATCCACCCGCCGGCCGATCTGCGCGATTGCGAAATCGGTCGTCCGCAGCAACTCCGTAGTGGCACTTTCGGCTGCCTGCCGATGCACCTGGCTGAAGACTTCATACTGCGGCTTTCCGAGGTTGATGCCGGCGCGACGCACGCTGCGGATGCCATCATCCGCGAACTCCATGCCGAGGCGGTATGAGGCCGGCATGTGGAGTTGCGCCCAGGCCGCGGTCTCATCCCGGAGATTGCTCAGCACAACGTTGTATTGACGCAGGTGGGATAGGGCATAGCGGCGCTGCGCGAGGGTAGAGGCGGCATTGCTGAGGACTTCCATCGCATCCGCCATTCCCCGGCGATAGACGGCAGCCAGGGAATCCAGCGGCCCGCCGAACGCGCGGCGGAAATCATCAACCTTGCGACGCCCGATCAGTGCAGGCATCGCGCCCGCCTGCATCGAATCTTATCGGCACGGAGGTTGGCCATGATCAGTGATGCCGATGTGGCTGCGCTGCGCCAACAGGGTATGGCGGCGTTTCGAAGCGCCGCCGCAACTATCGACAGTGGGCACGGCACTGCCGCCCTCACCGCCCAGAACGCCGTGGCGCTGCTCTGGCGGTTCTCGATAGCCTGGCTCGATCTGCTGATCGCCGGCCTGACCATAGCCTCCCAGCCAGCCACAGCAGCCGGTGCAGAACCCGACGCCACCACGGTGCCAGACGGAAGCGCGCAGTTGCGGCCAGCCCAGCCTCCTCTGCGGCCATGAGTCGCCACACCGCCTCGCGGCGATGCCTGGCCAGTCCGAGCTGCTTGCGCCGGCGCTTGTTCATCGCGCCATAGATGCGGGAGTGGAACAGCGTCACTTGGGCTTGCTCTCCTCGCGAGCAGCCCGCTGACGAACGGCCCGCTGGCGAGCCGCCTCGGCGATGCGGCGCCTACCCTGCTCGCTGAGGTTCCGCCGGCGCGGGGCCTCCGGCTCTCCCCTCCCCTCCTCAATAGCCACGATCGCGGCCTGCACCGCCTTGATCTGCTCATCGATCTGGTGGCGCCGCTCGACCAGGCGCCGGAGGCGTTTGTTGTAGGCAGGCAGTTGCCGTTTGCCCCTCGCCCGCGCCTGACGCTCGGAGCGCACCTGTTCCATGAGTGCCGTCAGCTCGCCCTCGCTCATCCCCTTGACCGATGCTCCGCCAAGCCCACCGAACTCCTTGGCCACCTGCATGATCGCTTCCCTCGTCTCCTCATCTAGTCGGTCGAAAGCGGGCAGCATTCCCCGCACGTACATGCGCGCCATGCGCGGAATGCATCGCGCCGCGTTCGCGCACTCGGCAACCACAGACACGCCGGTGATCCCGCACTCATACTCCTCGTAGCCGACCGCCCGTATCCACCCACAGCGCGACACCGTCGCACCCCTGGGATGTTATCCCTGCCCCGTCAGCGTCGTCGCCTGCCCCAGGTCCTCGGCGATCCTCTCCATCTCAGCCTCGACCGCATCGGGGCCATCCAGGCGGCGGATGCTGGACTCGAGGCTCGTGTTGCCGGCCGTCAGCCGCTGGGCCTCCATCTGCACCAGCTCGAACATGTCCTCCGGCAGGCCGTCCGCCCAGCCAATGACGGGCTCCTGGGGTTCATAGGACGCGCCGCCGTGCACCACCTCGAGCTGCTGCGCGCATAGCAGGGCCGCTTTCAGGGCGCGATCATAGTACAACCGCTTGCGATTGACCTTGGCGAGCGTACGCAGCAGGCGCAGCCGCAATGCCCTGCCCGACTCGGCCACGCCATATTTGTCCAGCCCGAACGCGGCAGGCGCTGTCTCGGAGATGATGAAGATGAAGTCCATCAAGCGGTCCAAGTGTGCCATCGCTGCGGTCAGGTGCGCATCCCACGTGACGTAGGTCGGCGCCGGCTCTCCGGGGTCGAGCTGCACGACCTCCAGCTCGCCCAGTTTGACCTTCCCCTCCTCGTCGACGAAGCGCGGCGGCACCACCAGCTTCGGCGCCACGTGCTTGCTGAGCACATCGTCGCACTGCGTCACCCGGTCATTGAGCGCCTCGAACAGGGTCTCCAACCCCTCGTAGTCGCTGATCCCCCAGAAGCGGCTCCCATACACGAAGTTCGGGATGTGGAAGATTGGGATCACACTCAGCCCCGTTGCCACCTCAGGCTCGAGTCCCTCATAGGCCGAGAAGATCGTGAGCGGCATCTCCTCCTGCGTCGCCCCTCTGTCGGCGAAGCGCAGCAGCCGATTCCGGACCACGCCGGGTTCATGCTCCTCCATCCGCAGGTAGCGCAACTGAGGGTTGGCCGGATCGATCTTGAGCCAAGCCAGGGTCACCCTCCTCACTCTCCTCACATCGTCCTCATCGATCTCAGGGAAGTAGATGGCGGGCGGCACCTCCTCGATGATGGCCTCCGGTAGCTCCGCCTGCGGGGTGCGCTTGCCCCAGCGCACCTTGTACACCGCGTCGCCGCGGAAGGAGTTCGCCAAGGCGGACTCATAGTTGAGGGTGTGCAGGTTGTTGCGCTGTACCAGATCATCCAGCGCCTCCTGCGTCGCATCCTCAGTGGCTGTGAAGTCGGGCTGCTCGCCAAACAGCAGGTCGGCACATAGCCGCGAGATCATGCCCGGCATGTTGACCGCGATGTAGCGAGCTAGCTGGTATCGGCCCGGCCGCGCCGCATACAATTCCCGGTGCTGCCCCAGAAACAGCTTCTCGTAGCGGACGTACCCTTCGATGCGCGTTTTCTCTCGCTCGGGCGGGTAGACGCGGAAATCAATGGCCATGCTCTCCTCCTAATGCAAAAGGCGGCCTCGCCCGATGACCATCGGGAATCGAGGCCGCCTAATCTGCGAGATGTCGGCGGGTGCTACTGGTTATCTGTAGGCAGTGTAACCGGGCCGGGCTTCGGTGTCAACACGATGCCGCCGCCATCCAGCCGGCACCGCTCCTCGCGATTCAGGACATCCAGTTGCACGGGCAGGCCCTCGTGAAAACCGATGCGCACGGTCACCGATCCGAAGCCGCCTACCTGCTGGCCATAGGCATAGACGGCCGCCACCAGATTATCCCAGTGGCGCTGAGCCCCCATCACCATCCCTCTGGCCGCTTGGCAATGGGCCGCGGCACCATCCGCTTGCGCGCCTGCCATGCAATACCCGCAGCAATCACCCGATCATCAAACTGGCCGACCTCCGCCCCCTGCGATCCATCATTGTGAACCACGAACGTCCGGCATTCGTCCGCCAGCCCGGATGAGCGCATGATTAACGCATCCTGCGATATCGCTGCCGCCATATCGTCCACCAGGATCGGCTTCGTCGCCTGGTCGGTCGGCCAGCCCAGCATAGGAGTAGCCTGCCTCATCGCATCGTAGCGCACGTGGTAGTAGAGGCGCGGGTAGCGCAGGACATTGCGTAGCGTGTTGAGCGTCGAGTGCCCGTGGTTGTTGCGCTCCACCGCCAGCAGCGCCCGGTTATACCAGCGGCCCAGGAGGTTCAGTTGCTGCGCGAAGCGGTCGGGCGCCACCCGTCCGTGCAGCTCTGCCGCCTGCGCCCCGCTGTTGCGGTCCAGCACGCAGGCCGCGGATGCATCGCCGCCAGCAAGCCCCTCGCCAACGTCGGCGCCGATCACGTAGATGCGCTCCGCGACCGGCTCCTCCCATACCAGCAGCGTTGCCGGCGCGACCGCGATCTGGCTGTCCTTGCCGCGCAGGATATCAAGGCGCTGCGCCCGCGGCTCGGCGGCGATCCGCGCCACCGCTCGCTCCAGCGCATCCGGCTCGAACACCCCGCGCGTGCTCGCCAGGAAGCAGTCCAGGTCATTCTCGGGGTATTCCTGCCTGAAGCGCTGGCCGAGGTCGCGCACCTTCTCCCGCCGCCACTTGATCTGTGCAAAGGACAGCCCGTGGCCGCGAATGAGGCGCAGTTCATCCTGGCTGAGGCCAGCTACCCCATCCCTCGCCCCGAGCTGGCCAGCGTCCGCCGAAACCAGTTGTGCGGCCCATGCCGCTTCCTCGGCGGCGGTCGGCGCCGCTGCATACTCGCTGGAGTCAAACCACCGATACCAGTGCGGCGTAAAGCGGTTCTCCTGATCCATCGCCGCCCGCCACAGGCGGTGGAAGTAATTGCCCATGCCGTTGGCCGTGCTCTCGATCACCATCCGCCCATCCGCAGGCACTGCCTCGCTGAGGGCAACCAGCGCCTCCTCGGGCTTGGGCCAGAACGCGAACTCGCTGCAGTGCAGGTTGTTGATGGTCTGGCCGCGTCCAAAGGTCAGGGCGCCGGCGGTGCCGACATAGAACTGGCTGTTGATCTGCGGCCAGAAGAACTCGCGGCGGTTGGAGAAGCGCGGCTTGCCCGCCATCACGTGCAGCCACGCCGGTAGCCGCTCCCAGTAGAGCTGCACGATGCGGAAGATCTTCTCCGCCGAGTCGGCATCATGCGCCACGATGACCGACACGGTATTGCGCCGCAGCAGGCAGTCAGCGAAGTAGCGGGCGCAGATGAGCGTGGTGAACCCGATCTGCCGCGCCTTGAGGATCACGTCCCACTGCGTCGCGTGGGCATGGTAATCGGCCTGGCACTCATTCAGGTGCAGTGGTATCAGGCGGCGGCGCTTGTCGCGTATCCAAAGGTGGCTCTCGATCCACGCTCGCGGGTCGCTGCGCGCGGCCACCATTGCCGCCAGTGGCTCCCTCAATAGGGGGACAGATTTGATCGAGGAGCGCGATAGCTGCGGCCGCATCCTCGTCGCTGAGTCGCTGGAGACGCTGCTCAAGCTCGAATCCACCGATCACCACCTCCTCCGGTACCCGCTTCATTACCCCGAGGGATTGCAGCAACTTGACCTGCTCTGCGACGGCTCCCAGGATGATCCGCAGGAACCGCGCCCGCGTCGACGAGCCCTTTGGCGCCTCCATCAGGTCGGCCCAGGCCTGCCGCGCCACCGCGTCGCAGGTCTCGATAATCTGCGCCGCCATCTGCAGGACGGCTTGCTCCATGCGGCCGGTCGCGCGTATCACTGCATGTGTGCGCCTGCGGACCGTCAGCAGATCCCGGTCGACCGTGCTCTTCCCAACGCCCACGACCTGGGCGATCTCGCGGACGCTGAGCTTGCGGACGAGTGCCAGCATCCACACCCGCGTACGCCGCTCCTCGAGGATAGCGATCCGCTCCGCCCGGGCCCCACCGCCGCGCCGTCGCCGCCCAGGTTGCCCCGGAGTTGCCCCTGTGTGCCCCTGTGTGCCTACATTGCCCGGCGGCTGGTGATCTGGTCCCGTCCCTCCACGTTGCTCCCCGCCGGGGCTCCCGTCTGCCCCATTCCCGGCCGGCTGCAGCGGTTGCCGATCGGCGCTCATGCGTCTGCCGCCTCGCGCGCGCGCGCGATGACTGTCCCGATCTGTGTCACTCTGCGCCGCCCTGAGCACGCTCCTGAGTGTACTCGGCGAAGGTTCTGCCTGTCTCCGCATGGGACACTGGGCGTCCGGTCATGCGCTGCCAGCGCTCGATAGCGACGTCGCAGTAGGCCGGCACCAGTTCCACGGCGACGCATCGGCGCTGGTTCTGCTCCGCGGCGATGATGGTCGTGCCCGCGCCGGAGAAGGGTTCGAAGGTCAGCCCGCCTTCCTCGGTGGTCAAGCGCATGAAGAAGGCCGGCAGCGCCACCGGGAACACCGCCGGATGATCGAAGGATTCACGATTTAGTCCAAAATGCTGCACGTTGCCCGGGCGCGCGATGCCTGAGACTCGCACATCATCGTTCAGGCTGATGTTCCCGCTGGGGCCGTAGGAGCCGCCGGGCCCTTGATACTCAGGAACGCCCGTGCTTCGGTGCCCCACTGCGCGCGGTCGGAACCTGATCCGGAACTGCTTGGAGAACTGGAAGATGTCCTCATACATCTCCGCCAGGTTGAAGTCGGTCTCCGCCAGCCAGTCGCGGTTCATGTCCACAACCCGCACTTGCCAGTTGACGGCGTCCTGCCGCGCGAAGAAATGAATCGGCTCGAAGTCATTCTTCAAGCGCGGGTAGTGCTCGCCCGGCAGCCCGGGCTTCACCCAGATCAGCTGATCCACGTAGCGCCAACCCGCCTCGACGAGAGCGATCACCGTACGCATGACGTAGAGGCTGCGCTGGCCATCCTCGACGTGTTCTTTGAGGTTCAGAAAGAAACTGCCGGCCTCATCGAGCGCGCTCCACACCTGGGCTGCCACGCGCCGGAACCAGGCGGGATAATCGGAGGCGGGGGTGCCGCCGTACGTCGATTCTCGCTGCATGGCGTAGGGCGGCGACGTCACGCAGCACCCGGCCTTCTCGCCGGCCATGAGGCGGTCGATGTCGCCCTCGACCATGCAGTCACCGCACAGCAGCCGGTGCTCGCCCAGCAGCCATAAGTCGCCCGGGCGCGTTACCGGCTCCGCCGGCGCCTCCCCCGGCCCCGGATCTTCGCCCTGCACCTGGTGCTGCTCCGCCTCGATGCGCTCGAGCAGCGCCCGCACCTCATCCTCTCCCCAGCCCGTGGAGTCCAGCGTCCCCGCCTCCATGCGCTCTCGCAGCAGCCCGGCGAGTGCCTGGTCATCATCCTCTGCCAGGCGCACCGACTCGTTATCGTCGACCAGGAATGCGTCGGGGGCGGTGCCGTCGTAGACGCGTATGCCGATCTCGCTCCAGCCCGACTGCCGCGCCGCCTCCACCAGCGCGTGGCCGGCCAGGATCGTGTCGTCCGAGCGGATCACCACGGGCTTCTGCTGCCCATGACGACTGAGGTTGGCGCGGAGCGCCGCGATCTGCGCCTCGGGATGCCTGCGGTAGTTGCGCGGATTCGCCAGCAGCCGCTCGAGCGGCAGGCGCAACCAGTCGGTCGGTTCAGTCAATGCACTCTCCAGGCAGGGCCACAAGCCGGGCCGCCCACAGTTTTCCCGCAGGCGGCCCGTCTCGATTATACCACACGAGGGCGGGTCCACACACAGCCCTTGCGGTTGCCCCGCAGCTGCCCGCGTGTGCCCCGGTCTCCCCTGCCTGGTGTCGTTATAGCCCCTACCGCGATTGAAAGGCCAGGCCGCCAAAGGCGCGGTAATGGCTATCATAGCCCGCGCGCAAGCTGAGCCCGGGCGCAAGCTGCAGGCGGCCGCCGACCTGTGCGGTCACCTCGTAATGCGTATCAGATCCGCCGGCCCACTCCCAGCCCGTGACGTTGGAAACTTGAATGTAGCGGGTCTCATCCATGATGAAGCCGACACCGACGATGGCCAGCGCGCGCGGAGTTCCCGATCCATGCAGGTACTGCAGCCCAATCGATCCGTGCTCCTCGCGGACGCGATAGTCGCCATGCGGAATGGATGTGTCAATCACATCCTCTCCCTGGAAGGGCTTGCCCGAAAGCCACAGCGCCACTCCATCCCAATCTGCGCCGCGACCCCCGATCAGTTCCATACCAAACGCTGCATCACCGCCGCTGGAGCCCTGACCGTAAAGGACTGCCACCGAAAGGTCGCGTCCTGCTTCATCGCCTGCGCTCCAGCCAATTCCTGCTATCAGCAACAGCACCGCCACAACGACTACCCATCTCATGGTCAATCCCTCCTGCAATGTATTTGAGCAGCGCTACTCCATCACCAACTCGAACCCTATGGTTTCAGCCAGGCGCTGCACTTGGGCCTCGGTGACCTCGCTGCCCACTTTGTGGGGCGGAAGCGCCTTCGCTATGTCGTCCATGATGCGGTTGATGGTGCGGGTCAGCAGGTGTCGCTCGATCTCCTGGGCTGGCGCCATCCAGAACCCGACTCCGCCAGTGCCCGTGTCGCGGATATACGCCCAGTAGACAACCTCCCCGGTCGGAACGTCCAGCAGCGATAGGCGCATGTCAATAGAGCCGACCTTGCGAGTGAACAATATCCGCTTGTGAATCGCGGTATTGAGGTTTTCCACTTCGCCGAATATGACCCATCGCGCCTTCGCTCTCTCCCCAAGGCCCAGCGCATCCTCGCGCTCCAGGCGCGCGGTCGGGTCGCGGGCGCGGGCCACCTTGACCAGGATGTCCACCTTCGCGGCATGGATCGCCACGGACTCGGGGCTGGGCGCCTGGGGGGCGCGATCGCGCGTCTCGGCAGAAGGCCGGAGTTTGCCGGATGGAGCCAGGGCGAAGCCCCTGCGTTCAAGATTGAGCAGGATGCAGGCCCGGGCCAGGGCGGCGACGCGCGGGCTTGGCGCCCAGACAGGCAGCACGGCCACCGGCAGTTCTGCCGGCGGAGGTGGCTTCAGGGCCGCCACCGCCTCGGGCAGTGTTCCCACCCAGTCCACGGCCGCCGCTGGCGGCGTGAGGTACATGACTAATGCGATGATGCCTAGGACGCGCAGCCACTTCATCGGAACAAACCTCCTGTCCTTAACCAGCCACTTTGCCTTGACCATCTTCCTGCCCTCCTCGCCCTTTCTCACGCCGATGCTTGGCGCGCTTTCTCCTTCCTGCAATCTATTTGAGCAGCCCTCGCTGCCTTGCCGCTCTCGCTTCGCCGGCCGCAGCGCCAGCGCCGGCGAATCTATGGCGCGCGCCAGAGGCCCGTGCCCTTCTCGCCGCCCACATCGCCGGCGCCGCACATGCTGTCTCGTCAGCCCAATATCCCCTCATGGCTGATCCGCATGCCAGTTGCGGACGCCCGCCAGTAGCGCTCGATGGCATCGACCAGGGCTGCGCGCTGCAGGAGATTGAGCCCCCGCATCTTTTTCAGCAGGTCCCTGCGCTCCAGTCCCCATCTCTCGTAGTGCGCATCCTCGGCGTCTGCCGCCTGCTGCCCCACCATGCACAGGGTGTGCGCCTCCCACAGCGTGCCCTGGCAGATGTCCACGAGCAGGCCGAGTTCGGCCGCCGCGAATCGCTCCCGCAGGTCCGCCCGCGCTGCCTCGAGCAGCGCGAAGTATCGCGCCAGCACCTCGCGCAGCGCCTCGCTCAGAATGCCGCGCGCCGTCAGCGCCGCAATGATCTCCTGCGGCACCCACGCACTGATTCGATCCGACTCATTGGTCATCGCCACGCCTCCTCGGCCATCATGGTCAGTCTCCGCCGCAGCTCCTCGTCCAGGTGCTCGTCCGGCTCGCAGTCGCGGATCACGGCGACTGTGCCGAACATGAAGTCGACGAACGCCGAGGCGTCGCGGTAGGCCAGTCCCTCGGCCACGAGCGCGTCGACCGCGCTCTGTCGATCTGCCTGGCTCAGGCAGGTGTCCCGCTGCCGTCCTTAGCTCCTTCCCCCGCTGCTCCGGCCGCGAGGAACTCCCCTACCGTCCCCTCATGCCCGCACTCGCAGCACTGGCAGTAGTCCTGATCCTCCCAGCGCGCACCCTCCTCGCTGCCCTCGAAGCTCACGCCGCTCGGAAACACGTCCGCGACCAGTGTGACCTCGATATGCAGGTGCTCCCCCTCATCGCCAGCCTCAAACCCGCAGCCCGGACACTGCATCCCCTCCAGCAGACTCACCTTGGCTTCGCTCATGACCCTCTCTCCTCTCTGCTCTGCTTCATCCGCATGAGCAACTCCCCGTACATCCGGCGGATGGCTGCGGCAGGCTCCCCGCGGTGGCGCCGGTGCTTCCACGTTAGCAGTGGGCGCCAGGTCCCCGGCGTCACTGGCCGACGCAGCACAGGCCCGGCGGTGAAGTATCCCAATGGGTTCACGTAGATGGTCACTCTCATCGCGCCCTCCGCGCCGCGCGCAGACAGCCTTTGCATCCTACCCCGTTGCGGCCGTCGTCGAGCGGCAGTCCGGTATGCCTCAGCCCCAGGTCCTCCCAGCCCCGCTCGGCGCCGCGGACGGGGTGGCCGCACAGCGTGTATCCGTCCTTCGCCGCGTGGGTCGTCCCCGAATTGGTATCCCAGTATCCGCAGCGGTAGATGCCGGCCCCGGGGGCGCCGAGCTTGCGGGTATAGTGCGCCACGATGTTCACGGCACGATTCCCAGGTCTATGAGCGCCAGTGTCAGTCGCGCGGCCAGGTGCCCGTGCGGCAGTTTCTGGTCGCGCTCATCGTAGGCCGTCACGTTGACCTCGCTGCCTGACCAGTCCATCTCGACGCGGTAGACCGCGCCCGTCCCGATGGTGATGCCAATTTCATCATCACCATCGCCCAGCTTCATCACTCGCAGAATGTCCCTCATCTGCTCTGTTCCTTTCTGCCCTTGCCGGGCCCTACGCGCTCAGTTCCCGCCGCTCCATCTCCGCCATCAACTGCTCGTCGGTGAATGCCAGTAACGGGTTGTCCGCTCCCTGCGCCATCTCCGCCTGGCGCTTGTCCCAGGCCTCTCGCGCCTCGACGGGGCCGACCTGTACCAGCTCCCCATCGCTGCCCACGATATGCCAGCTGCTGAGGGAGCGAGTCCCTCGCTGGTCTTTCTGTCCGCTGCGGCTGACGTCCCCCACCGCAGCATCCACCTCCGCCTCTCCCCCGCCGGCGTCGCCGACGTATCCCCCCCACTCCAGCTCCGGCTTGCCTCCCACTGGCCAGCCGCTGATGATGCCAATCCAGGGCTTCCCGTAGCGCCGCCCATTGTAGGGCGAGTACTTAATCGCGACTCTCATCATCAGACCCTCTTGCTCCAAGCCTCGGCGTGCGTCTGCCGCCGCGCGGCCAGGGTCAGGCGCTTGCCCTGCCGCCGCTTCTCCATCAGCAGTTCCAGCTCGCGCTTGGCGCACTCCAGCCGCCGCTGATTCTCAGCTGGCCCATGCTCCGGGCAGTCTATCCTCGCTCTGCCCTCGCAGGTGCATCCGCTTCTCATCTCCATTCCTCTCTGGCCTGGCTCTTCAGCGCCGGGCGGCCATCCCCGGCGGACGGGGCCGCAGCCCCGTTTCGCTCAGTACTTCATCACCTCCACGCGGTCGGCGCTGATGGTCGTGCCGTCAACCTCGAACACCATCTGAATCCGCTGATGGCGAGTGAAGTTCCCGTGCGCATCCTTGTCGTGCGCCATCCACTCGATGGTCGGCGCGTATACTCTCTCGGGTCCGTGCAGACCGAGCATCGCCGCCATGCTCTCGGCGCTCGAGCTGCCATGCTCCCAGGTGCTCCCGTCCCACTCGAAGGTGCGCGGCAGCTTCAGCAGCGTCAGCAGGTCCTGCGGGTTCTCCAGCTTCTCGATCCGTGTCTTCTCCGTCATCTCCGTTCCCTTCCGGGGCTGTGCCCCTGCTTGCCTGCGTCTGACAGTCCGATGTTACCACACCGGCGGCCAAAGTCAACCGCCCCGGGGCCCTGGGGCCAGATTTCTTTTCGACCTCAAACAGCGAACGGACGTGCGCTCCATGCCCCAGAAACTGCCCCCACATGCCCCCGTGTGTCCCGCCCGCCGCCCTGCCCCTGGCTGCCCACCATTCCCATCCCCAGTGCCCCACACGGCTGCCCTGGTGCGCGCTGCTGGCCTCTGGGCCACCGGACCCGGACCCCGACCCATCAATGCGAAACGGCAGCGCGCGCTGCCGTCCCCATGCCCTGCCACTCACTCTCCCGGCTCGCCGCGTCAGCCCGCGCCCTCGCCGGTCTCCGCTTCCGCCTCAGCCGCAGCGGGCGGCTTATCCCATGCCGCCATGGGATTGATATCTGCAGATGATAGGCCTTGCCGCCTAGCCTCCGTCTCCCACTCATGGAGTTCCTGCACCGCTTTCTGCCGAGCCCACATGGCAAACGTTCTGATCTGCGGCGCCAATTCCGCAGTCAGATCAATGGGCTGCCCGGGATGCCGGCATGCCTGCTCCGCGATCAGCGCCACTATCTCGGCGAGGCGGACATACCGATGCAAATCGGCTATGCGCCGCTCGATGGCTCCCCGCAGGTCAGCCAGGAAGCGGGCAATCTGCTGCCGCGCATGCTCGGCCCTCTCGCGCCGTTTCTCGATATCATCCTGGCGCATGTGCCGCGTCCTCCTCTGCCTCGGCCTGCGCAGGCGGCCCCTCAAAGTCGCTCAGTCCCGCCGCCTCTAGGTAGCGCCCGCAGATCTCGGCCAGGCATTGCCCGCGCCGGGCGCTCCGGCCCAGCGCCGCCTTCGCCGCCGCCATCGCCCGTTGGAATGTCTCGTGCTCCGCGCCCAGCAGCACCACGGTCACCGGCACCGGCGCCACTGCTTCTTGCGCCGCGGCGGCGGCGCGCATCTGCCTCTCGAGGTCCGCCGGCAACCGCAGCAGCTCCATCGAGTCCTCGAGCTCCGACACCGACCACGGCAGCATGCCAGCGAGGTCCTCCATCGAGTATGCCGCATTGAGCTCGTGCACGAGCCCCGCCAGGCGCTGCGGCACCGGCTGCCCGCGCAGATAGTTCAACTGCAGGCCGCGGATCTTGGCCTCCTCGATGGTGATGTCCCACACATCGCAGGGCACTCCATCGATGCCGAGGTCTCCGGCCGCCATCCAGCGATGGTAACCATCGATGAGCAGGTACTCGACGTCGTCCAGATTGCCATCGCCGCCCCGCGCCATTGCGGAGGCGGGATCGATCATCACCTTCAGCGGCTCGAGGAAGCCCTTCTCCCGGATGCTTTCGACCAGCTTCGCATAGTTCTCGGGGTCGAAGGCATTGGGGTTCCAGGGGTTCTCACGGATGCGGTTGCGCGGGATCATCTGCATGGCTTAGCCTCGCTGAGTGCGTCACGCTATTTCGTCACGGTATCGTCAGGGCATCTTGCGGGAGAACCAGCAGCCGCGGCGATGCCGGCGGCGTACCGCGCTCGATGAATGGGTAGGGGCCCCCTCTCCTTTTCCTCGCTCTCATCTTCCCCCGTTCTGGCGCATTTGTTGCTCCAACCACAGTCGAGTCTGTGGGTGCAGTTGCATCTTCTGCCGGTTCTTCTCATACCAGGCGCAGATATCCAGGGTGCCCTGCGCGCGGCCGGCGCCGATCCAGTCGCATAGCATCTCCAGACGGGCGCCCTCACTCATCTCCAACACCCGCGTCCCCTCCTCGTCGCAGGGCAATATCCACCACTGCCAGTGATGGTCATTCGCATGTTGATGGTGCAGCCACGCGCGGTCGAACGCGAGATCGCCGGTGTCGTACGGCTTGTAGTACCCGGTGGCATCCCGCTGCTCGGCGCGCGGCTGGCCGTAGAAGTGCTCGGCATAGGGGAACCACTCGGCGGCAGAGAACTTGGAGAGATCATGCGTGAAGGCCCGCCACCACATCCCCCGCCGGCAGCACTCGATGAGCACGAACCACTTGTGCCGCAGCACATACCAGGCATAGCGTAGATGCTTGGTCATCGGCTGCCCTCGGAAACCGGCATCATGCCGTGGCGCCGCTCCTTTTCCGCCGCGCGCCTGCCATGCCGGACCTCGATGTCACCCAATGCCTGCTCCCAACTCACTTCGCCAAGCGGGTCCAGCATCGCTTGCGCCACTCGCTTCTGGACTCGCGTGATGGCATCCCGGCTGAACTTTGCGACCACATCCTCACGGCTGGCATCCATCAGCACGAACTGATCCACGACGGTCGAGAACAGCGCGAGTTTGCCGTTAGGCTGCTTGACGATCAATGTCCCCATCGTTGGCCTCCCGGGCCTGGTTGCTCCCCCTTCGCCTTTTCCTCATGCCTCCCGCTCTGTCGCTGCCGCTGTGATCGCGCTCCCCACGTCCCGCCACTTCACCGTCCAGCCCGCCGCTGTCGGATGCCCGCCGCCACCGAAGCGCTGTGCGATCTCTCGCGCTCCCTCTCCCCGGATGCCCACCTGAATTGTGCCCGCCTCGTTGCCCGCTGTCCCCAACAGCACAAGCGCCACCGGCTTGCCGAGGCGCTCGCTCAAGTCGCCCGCGATCTCCGAGACGCTGCCGCAGGGAAGCACACCCATCATGCACTCGACTACCACATCCGGCTCGCCCATTTCGCCCAGGCTGCCGACTCTATAGACGCTCAGGCTCTGCTGCGCTGCCGCCCTGCCCCGCTCGCGCTCGCGCGCATTAACCGCACCGGCAATCGCCGCAGCGCAACGCACATGTGCCAGCGTCGGATTGTACGGCCACATCGTCAGTCCATTACTGCCGCCCTGCAGATAGGTGCGCGCCGTCTCGACGCCCACGATGCGCATGAAACTGGTTAGGTCACGCGCATAGCGATAATCCTTCGCGTCGGTGAGCATGTAGTCCGCGGCCTGCGCCAGCTTCGCCCAGGCCAACATAGCGCGCGCCGAGTAGGGGTGTAGCGCGCCGCGGTCGCGCCGCCCAAGTTTCCCGCCGGCATTGACGACCATCAATGCCGCACACTCGCCCTCGCGGTAAATAACTTCCGCCTTGACCGGGCCGCGCCGGTCGGCGTGGTGGTCGATGATGAGGTTGCGTTCATCGGCGAGGGCCGGGTGGTCGTTCGCCAGGTTGAGGTCGGCGATGATGCAGGGGGCCGCGGCAATCCGGTCCTCCTGCCCATAATCGAGGAAGTGCAGCGGCGCCCCGGTCAGGAACTCGAGGTGCAGCCCGGCCACCAGGCCGTCGAGATCGGCGGCATGCGAATAGATTGCTCTCCACTTCATGAACATCGCTCCTCCTCTAGTCGTCCTGTTCCCGGTTGTCATTCATTGCTCATATCTCGACCGCAGTCAAGCCCGGTCTGCCTGGCGGGATCAGTCATCCGCGGGGGCGGCGGGCAAGGTTCGGTGCCAGTATGCCGTGCGGCCACTCCACTCCACGCCTCAGAGTCTGGCGTCCCCAGTAGGGATGTCGCCCGTTCGGGTGGCCTCCCTCGCGTAAGCTCGTCAGCGTACCGCCGCCCCACATTCACCGCGGCTTGCGGGCCGATTTCCGATGGCGCCGCGCCTCATCTTCCTGGCCCGCTTGATGCCCTCGCCAAAATGCAAGCTCGACTGCTCCGCGCCGCTGACGTCCATCCATCTGCATTTGTCTTTCGGTAAAGGGCGCTAGGTCGAGGGTACATAACCTCGCAATATCACACCGATGCGATTTCGCCTTGTTCTCGTCCGAAAATGCCTCCTTGCACTTTGGGCAAAAGAAATTGGTCATCCTCATATACTCCTCGCTTTTGCCTCCGCCGCTTCCCGCAGCCGCCGCTTGACCTCCTCGAGGCCAAGCACATCTGGGGGCTTGTGCTGGGTGATCCTGTAGTGAATGCGCTGCCAGGCGTCAAATAGGTGCACACAGGCCAGGAGCGCCCGGCGATGCGGCAGGCTCGTGTCGCGGCACTCCAATACGGCATTGAGCAGCGCCTGGCGCCGGCGATTCCAGTGGTGCGACCATTCGCCCCATCGCGCCAGGTCGCAGCCCGCCTCCTGCTCGATCGCCAGCGCAGCCTCCAGTTCCCCCACCAGCTGTGCGATCTGCTCGATCTCATCCATCCTCGCGCCTCCGTGACCAGGATACGCCGCCGCCCCGCACCAGCGTATCCCACTGGGTCCCGGGCAGAGCCAGGGGGAAATAGCCCCAGCGGATGGGCGTCCATCCTCCCTGCAGCTGCGCGAGCATCTCCTGCTCGCGCACATGACTGTCGGCAAACAATATGGGGCGGCCCTCGAACTGGAAGAGCGATAGCGCCCGGAACGGATCGGCGGGAAGCGGCCGCGCTGCCGCGTACCATGAGAGCGGCCGCTGATCATACCGCTGGTCTATCGCCCGCTTCACGGCTGCCTCTGCGCGAACCTCCGCCTCCGCCAGGTATTCACCGCGCCTATCGATCGGCTCGGGCGCGGCATCCCCTGCATGCCGGTCGCGTCGCGCCCATTCGCTCGCCCGGATGCCGATGATACTTTCTCCCACCCACACCAGGCCGCGGTCGAGCAAGGGACCCATGATCTCGCTGTCCTCCGCGCTCGCCGGATTATACACAATGGGCCGCCCCTGAAACGTCAGCAGTTCGGGCCGGTCCTGCGGTCCCAGCGCCAGCACCGCATGCCAATTGATCATGCCTCCACTGATCATGCCTCCACTCCTTCTCCCGCCAGGATTATGAACTCTCGATTGCGTGCGCTTTTCTCCGCCGTGGCCACGGCACCCAGATGCGCATACGCCAGTTCGACGGCGCGCGTGGGCCGGTACCGCTCGATCACTGCCCGCACCTGCTCGAGCGATGCCACGGCATTGCCATAGGAAATCACCCACAGCCGGTGGCTCTCGCAGGCGCCCAGGAACTGCCCGAACTCCGCCAGGCCACGATCGGTCGAGTAGGGACTCGGCTCCAGCGTGTCTCCGAGCCAGTGATCCAGCAAGGAGTACTCCTTCTCGTAGGAGAGCGTGCCGGCGTATGGCGGATCGAGGTAGAGCGCGTCCGCGCCGCGCTGTCCTGCGACAGCGCCCGGCGCCATCGCCACGGCCTCGCGTGCATCGCCCTGCCACACCGAGCATGCCTGTGCTCCCCGGAACACCGCAGCGTTGATCCTGCCGCGCAGGCGCTCGAGCGCTACGGATGGGTGCGCGGCATTCGCCGCTATTGCATCCTTGTAGATCGCCTTGATATCATCGAACCGGCCCTCGACGAACGGCCGGTTGAAAGCATTCGGGCTGGAGAACTGCGCCATCGGCCGCAGCGAGAATAGATACTTCACCAGCAGCAGGCGGGCCAAGGCGCGCTTTGTATCGTCCGCGAATCGCGCCGCCGCCGTCCATGCGTTGTCGAGGAACCGCGCCGCCTCGGGCGTCATGTTGTCGGGCGCGGCATGCGTCTGCATATGGTCGCCAGCATCATCCTGCGGCACGAACAGACGCGCAATATCCTCGTGCTCGATCCTCACCGAATCGTTGGCGATGAGCGCGCGCCCGATCAGCGCGCTGCGCTCGGCGATATCCGAGCACTGCACGGCGAAGCCCCTCGCCTTCGCATACAGTCCCACGGCGCCGCCGCCCAGGAAAGGGTCCACCAGGCGCGCCGAACCCCACCGCCCTTGCGGCAGCGCCCGCGAGATCTCACGGAAGATGCGCGGGCAGAGCTTTCGCTTCCCGCCAAAGTATGGGGGCAGGGCCTCAAATCCGCGCCAGGGCATCAGCCGCCTCCCTCGCGAGCCTCACAGCGGCTCGCCGCGACACGCGCTTCGCGCCCGCATGCAGCGCCCGCTCGAGCGCCCGATGCGTTGTCAGATCGTAGTGCGGGCGCGGCCCATCCTGGAACCATTCGCGCCGCAATCCCACGCGCCGGGCGAAAGCGTGCAGCTCGTCCAGGTCGTCTGCCACCAGGTGCACTCCGTCCGTGGCCACCGTCACTTGCGCGGCTCCGTATCATCAGCATCATCATCAGCATCATCATCAGCATCATCAGCAGCAGCGGCCTTCGGTCGTCGGCCAGCGGCCGCGCATCCTGCGTGCCTCGATGGATATTCCTCGTCGATGACGCCGCTGCATATGGCGCATACTGTAACCTCTGGACATGGGCCTCTGGGATGCCAGGACTCTCCGCCCACCGCCATATCGATCAACCACCACTTGCCCCCCGCATCGCGCGCGAAGTCGATGCTCCAGAAGCCGCCAAGCGCTCCCCCTACTGCCGCCGCGAATCCGGTGAGCGTGGCAACCTCGTCGTCCTCCTCCCGGTTGAGACGCTCCAGGTGCCGTTCCCATTCGGCGCACCACGGATAGCCTGCCGCCACTGCCTCGCGTTCCCAGTATGGATGGTGACACAGCACCCGGCCCTCGCGCACGAAATATCGGCGCTCCGCCGCAATCGGTAACCCGCGGTAGGCGGCGAATGGGGCGTCAAGGTAGAGGTACTGGCGCGCGGCGATCGCTGTATGCTGCAGCCCCAGCATATCAGCGTTCATCCCGAACTCAATCAGGGCCAGCACATGCGAGTAGACGTGCCCTGGCGCCGCGACGAAGCAGGTGTCCCTCCACTGATGCTTCCCGCTGCAGAGGTCCGTGCGTAGGAATGCTGGATAGCCCACGCCATCCACAGCCTTCGTAACGTCGCCCACGAACTCTGCGGCCCGGGCATCCAGAGGTTCGCCGCCGCCCTCCACTGCATCGATTGCCGCCAAGAGAAGGCGATCCAGGAATCCGGGCTCCGGCTCCACCACGAGAATCGTGCGCGGACTTGGAATCCCCAGCCGCTCAACGTGCGGCAGCCACAGTCGCATCGAGGATGGATCGATCATAATTGGCTCCGTACCTTTGCGGCGAGCATCCTCCGCCGCGACCCCTCCCGGTTCAGCGCTACCAGGGCCAGAGCGCAGGCGTCGAGCACATGCTCATTGTCGCTGTCAATCTTGACCAGCAGTTTAACACAGCGCCCGACCTGCCGTTTCCCCTCCGCGGCCTGAGCCCTGACTCCGAGCGCCGCCCGGATCGTCCGTGGTTGGTAATCCACAAGGTGTACTCGCAGCGCCTGGCAGGCCGCCCGCACCACCTCCTGCTTGCCCCGCTGCGACATTCCCACCGATCGCCTGCCCCAGCTCCCTGGTCGCTCGGTCGCCACCAGCTCCACGCCGTGCTCGCGTCCCAGGGCAAGGATCATCTCCTGGAGGTGCAGGCCGGTCGTGTGCCCCCAGGAGGCGGTTGCCACGACCCGCGGCTTGCCGGGCTGATCATCGCTCAGGATGGCCAGCGCGCCCGGATTGCCGAGGTCAATACCCATGATTCTCATGCGGCAATCCTTACTCGACCTCGCCTTGCCTCGCCGTGCCAAGCCAAGCCTCATGCTCTCCTGGAATTCGGAAACCTTAGCTCACTGATCCATGCCGTATCAGTCCCCGCCCGGCCACGCCGCTCCCTATGCTCTCCTGCAATTCAGAACCTTGCCGCACTGGGCTGTGCCAGTCCTGGCCTCGCCCAGCCTAACTGCATACTCTCGTGCAATTTGGAACCCTACCGTGCCATGCCGGACTGCGCCCGGCCCAGCTCCACCTGGCCTCATGCTCTCCTGCATCTTATCCTCGAAACCGCTTATCCCAACGCGCCATCTCCCGCGCCGGGAAGAGTCGGCTGAGTTCCTTGAGGTGCCGATGTTTCATTGCAAGTGCCCGATATTCCCGGTATGCGCGCTCCAGGATATAGGCATACCGGGCCTCATCGCCGAGCGCCTCCGCCAGTGGCACATAGCCTGCCTGCTCGCCCTCGGCATCGCGGTCCTCAACATAGACAAAGGCGCGCACGGGTACAGGCGGGCCACCGCCTTCGACCACGATGTTGATCTGGATGGCCCGCGCCAAGTTGCGGGCCTGCTCCTCGCGCCAACGCTCGGCGGCCTCGCCGTCGTCCCAAGTGAACCAGTCATGGAGCGCCGATCTCGATGAACGGGCAGCTTCGACGATCTCACGGGCGGAGATGGGAATGCCGCGCTTCGTCCGGATCAGTTCGTAGAGCCGCGCCCCATATCGCTCGGCCTGCTCCTGGCTGAGATGGAAGCCTGGCCGAACCCCGATTTCGAGTTGCGCCCCGCTCTCCCTGACCATGCTGTTTATGCCTCCACCGCCACCTCGAAGGTGCCATAGTTCTCTCCGCTGTTCTCCTGCCGGCGGGAGACGATCCCCCGGTCTCCAGCCTCATCGAGCATATCGAGCAGGGTCTGCTCCGTCAGTCCGGCGCTAGTCTTGAACTCGATCTCTACGTCGAGCGCCCACTTGTCCCATCGCGGCCTGGCTCGCACGTCAATGGGGCGGCCGATGCCACTGTTGCGCACCCAGGAACGATCCACCACGTAGTCACCGTTGGGCGAGATAATGGGCAACAATTCCATGCCGCCCTGCTCCTGATTGGCTTCGCCCCGAATCCAGAAGGCGCTGTAGAGTTCCTTTCGGCGCCCATACCACTCTTGGCCCTTCCCGCTAACAGTCGCGGCCATCGCCTTCTTGAGCGCAATGCAGGGTACGCCCGGCCGTCCATCCATCAGTCGGTGGACATGGGCCTTGCATTCGGCCTCAGCATCCCAAGCCTGGCGCTTCTTGGTCTGCCCCGTCTGCTCTTTCGTTTTGATATGCGCATCCCGCATTCGCGCCGGGTTCTGCTCCAGGAGCGGCCCTTTGCCGATAATCCGCACCCGCAATGTCTTGCGCGGGTTGCGGTGGAGCACGAAGTTCTGCGGTAAGGCCCATGCCCGCGCATCCACCTCGCCTTTTGCTGCCTTTCTTTTCGGCATGTCTCCCTCCCTCAGGAACACTTTCTAGGGCGAGAATGCCCCGCCCCTCAGTCCGCACAGTCCTCTGCTGCCGCGCCATCACTCTCGCACAGGCGCATCCGCGCAAACGGCCCGTCCGGGAAATCGCGCAGCGCCTCTTCCTCGGTCGCATACACGGGGATAAACCCGATGCCGGGGCCGTTGACGGCAACGTCTCCCAGGCGGTCGATCCGCCAACCATCCCAGCGCTGCATCCGCATGACCGCCGTCATCTCGCCGCAACTTGCTACCGACAAGTTGCCGTCTACTGCCGGGGCTGGGGCCGGATTCAGCTCAGCCATCCCTGCTGCCGTCAGCTCGATGCCGCGGTTCTCCCTCTCCCCTTTGCACACCATCCCCTTATCCACGAGCCGATCCACATGCCGCCAGGTGGTGCATGTGGACAACAATCCGAGCGCTCTCCCCAGCTCTCGGATGGTGGGGCCGCGCCGCCGCGTCAGATCGCGGATAGCACGCAGCGCCTCCATCTGTCGGGGCGTCAGGGTCAGCATTAGTCCGCTCCTTTCCGGTAGGCATCGGCGAAGGCCAGCACCGCCCGTACCTCCCCTGGAGACAGCAGGCAGACCGCGCCATCGCTGCTGCGGCGACCAATCCTCAGCCACTTGCGACACATGTCTCCCTCCCGCAGAAGGCATCTACCGGTTTCCGTTGGCCAGCCGCTGCCGCAACGCATCACTCTCTGGTCATTAGCGATCACGTGTTCTCCTGGGCCACATAGACCCGCATTAGCCGGCCCTCGTGCCGCGCCACTACTCCGCGCACCTTGCCAGCCCGAATCCACTGGGCCAGGCAGGATCGCGCCGTCGTGTCGCTGCGGTAGTGATGGTCAATCCCCTCCACCACCTCCTTGAGGGTGGCACCGGGATGCTTCGTCGCATAGTCCAGCACGGCTCGACAGGTGGCGCTAAAAGGCGTGTAGCGCAAGCCTTCCGCATTGCCGGCCCGCGCGAAGTGCTTGCGCTCCTCGGTGCAGGCTTTGCGCAGGCGGGCGGTCAGCACCGGCACGGTGCGCCGACACAGACGCGCCGACAGCAACTCGTGTGGACTGCCATGCTCTCGCGCCGTGATAACTCCGAGGCCGATATGATGGAGCATGTGGGTGACGAATGGCCCGCGGCCGCCCCGCTCGGTGGCCGGCACCGCCACCGAGACGAGGTGGGCTATCTGCTGCCATCGAATCGCCTGCTCGCATACCCGGAACCCGAGGCTGCGCTTTACCTCGATGACCCAGATGAGGGGCCCCTGGATTGCCACGATGTCGGCAACACTCTCGTAGGCTAGGATCTGAACTTCCTGGTACACGTCCCAGTGCTGCTGCTCCAGCCACGGCAGGATAGGGGCGGCGAGTTGTTCTTCATTTTCCGGCCAGCACCTCATGCTCCGTCCCCCATGAACAGCGTGTCTGATGCGCGCACTTCCGGGCCGCGCACCTCGATCAGTCCGTTGCGCCGCAGCACGCCGAGGTAGGTGCCGAATGTGCCGCCGCTGGCCTCGAAACCCGTGCGCTCCGCGAGGTCCTGGCGACTGAGGGTATCGGGGTAAACTTCGACCAGGATATCGAGCATCTTCCGCTCGCCGGCGCGGAGGGCCCCCCGCCAGACATCGAGCCGTTCATCGAGCGTGGTCGGCGTGGGCGGTACGCGGCCCGCGCGTTCAAGGCCGGCCTCGGTAATCTCTACTTCGCGGCCTTCCAGAGCGATGTACCCGCCACGACGCAGGTCGCCGAGGTAGGTACCGAATGTCTCGCCGCTCGGGGTGAAGCCGCTGAGCGTGCCGAGCTGGCTGCGCGTCATAACCATCGGGTGGTGCTGCGCAAGGGTGCGCAGCATCCGCAGCGCACCGGCGCGCAGCAACGGCTCTGCGGTATCAAGGCCTGCGGGCGGGGGGCCGGGAACTCGCCGGCGTCCATCCAGCCTTCGCATGCTAGGTTCTGGAGGTTGCGTCCCGACGATCGGCGGCCCACCTGCCCCGCCTGCGGCTTTGTCCCATTCGATCAGGCTCACCGCGGGGTCTGGCAACGTGATCGCAGCCGCTTTCGCCGCCAGATCTGCCACGCGGCTCAGTATGCCCTTGAGTTCGTCGCCGGCCTTGCGCGCCTCCGCAATCCGCTGCCGGTGCAGAACCTCCGCGCCGGCCAGCGCCCCCTTGGCCGCGCGCACCTCGGCGCGCAGCTCCAATTCTTGCTTGTCATCTATCCGCCCCGGTGCCACCCGCTTCGCCGCCGCCAACTCGCCGGTCAACTCGCGCACCCGGCGCTGTAAACCGGCGCGCTCTTGAATGTCTTCTTCTGCGGCCCGCGGCAGGTCGGCCAGCTTCGCCAGCATAGCCTTGACCCGTTCCGGGGGTGGGGGAGGCCCTTGCACCGCTCGAGCACCCCGCGCGATCTCCGGGTGATGTGTCTGCACGCCGCCGACCTTCACCAACGCGAGCGACTTGGACATCGCCCGACCGATGCAGTAGAACTCGCCCGGCTCGCGCGTCATCAGCAGGTTCTGGACGCGCTTCTGCTCGGCGCCGCTCAGACCCAGGGCCTCGACCGCGCGCTTGCGATCAATGTCCAGGCTGGTCGGGCCGACCATGACGTTAAAGCATTGCGCGGCCGCCTGCTTGTTCAGGTTGCTCAGTCGCTGCGTTGCCAGGATCGCGCAGAAGCCGCGCTTGCGTCCGCGCGTGCAGAGGTCGCATACTGCATCGGTTGATTCGGAGTCGGCCTTTTCAGGGCAGTACGCATGTGCCTCATCGACAACGATCAGAACCGGATGCCAAAGTTTGCGCGGTGCGTTGATCAAGCCCTCGAGGAAAACCTTCACAAAGTGCGGCCGCTCGCGGGCGCGCATCTCGTAGAGATCGCAGACGGCGCTGACGCCCAACTCGAGCAGCCGATGCGCCAGCATCTCTGCCAACCGCGGCTCGGCCGCAATGTCGCCGCCCTTGCCCACCAGGACATAGTCATACTTCTCGCGCAGGCTGGGGAACTCGCCCTCGGGGTCAATCACGATCTGCTGAATGCTCCCGTGGGATTGTTCCAGGATGCGGCGGAGTGCCCATGACTTGCCCCCGCCGCTCGTCGCCTGCAGCAGCAGGCGCGTCGGAAGGAGGGTCTCCATGTCGAGATAGAATGGCCGGGCATCCTCGACTGTGCGGCCCAACTCGATTCGCGGGCTGCTTCTCATTTGCCCTCGGCCTTGCCCTTAGCCTTGGCTTGCTTCTTCCCGGTGGGCGCCGGCTTCTTGGCCCGGGCGGCCGCCGCGTCCGCGCGCTGCTTTTCCTCGGCCGCCACCTGGCGCTCGGCGCCGGCGACATTGACGCCCCAGTCTTTTCCGCGCTGCCGCAGGTGCTCGTACTTGCCGTCGAATTGGTGGTTGTTGAGATCGCTTGCCAGTTCCGCCTGCAGCGCCAACTCGATGGTCGCGGTTGCGATCTTTTCGGGCGACCCTTCATTATCGAAAACGCTGACGATTGCCCCTCGATAATCGGTACCGCCCCAGTTGTTCTTCGACGGCTCCAGCCCGAGCTGCTCGCTCATGCGTTTCGCCGCGTTATGATCCAGGTGCCGCGTCTGGGCGGCATAAAGCAGCCGCATCGCCGGCGCGCCGAATGGTTCCGCCCGCGCGCGTTCCATGATCCGCTCGAGCACCAGTTGGCCCGCGCGCTGGGCGGCGCGCTTCGCCTCCTTGCGCTTCTTCTCCGCCGCGATCTCAGACGGCGCGCGCGCCGACGAACTCGATCCCCAGTGCTCTTTGCACTTCGAGGAGCGCGGGCACACGGTGATGATCTGCCCCAGGTCGTCCTCGCCGCCGACGATGATGCCCTTGCCCGCCGCTTCACAATGCTTGAGGCCGGATTTTAGCTGGGAGTAGTCATTGCGCGAGAGGATGCCCTTATCCGTCGCCCCATAATGCCTGCTGAGCCGCAGCAGCCGCTCGCCCTTCGTCTTCGCCGCCGCGAGTGCGCGCTCGACGTGGGCGGTGGTCTTCGCGTGGTAGCAGGCACGGTCGGCGCACAGGTCCCGCTTCGCCAGGTCACTCCACAGCGCCGGCGTGTACCCCGTCCGCTTTTTGCAATCTTTGCAAACGCTCGCGGATGGCACCAGGTCCGGCGCATCCGCCTTGGCGAATGGCGCGGCGTGCAGGTCGAGCAGGATGTTGCTTCTAATCCAGTCGTCGAGATGAGCGGCGCTGACATGGTCGCCCTGGAGATAACGGGGCGTGGCCTGCTTCAGCGCCTCGGCCTGATCGTGGGGCTGGAGGCGGGCGATCAGGATGGCATGGGCGGCGGTGATCTTTTCCTCCCACAGCGCGGTCTGCACCGGCTCGATGAGTTCGCACAGTTTGAGGCGCTGGTAGATGTAGGACTGCGAGCGCCCAACCTTGGCTGCCACCGCCGTGACGTCGTAGCGGCAGCTCTCCATGAGCGCGCGGAAACCATGGGCCTCGTCCAGGGGATGCACGTCCTCGCGCTGCAGGTTCTCCACGACCTGTGTTTCCAGCGCCTGGGCGTCGTTGAGGTCGCGGATCACGATCGGGATGGACTCCAGCCCCGCCGCCCGGGCGGCCCGCAGCCGGCGGGCGCCGCAGATCACCTCGTATGATGGCCGAGGCTTGCGATCATCCTTGGGCCCGCGCTCCATCACCTGCTCGCCGCGGTCGTCACGAATGGGGCGCACCAGCAGCGCGTTGATGATGCCCTGCTCGCGGATGCTGGCCGCGAGCTCCTCGAGCCCGCGCTCGTCGAAGTGCCGGCGCGGGTTGGTCGCGGACTCATGCAGGCTCCGCGCCTCGACGTAGGTAATAGCCGTCTGGTCGGTCACTCGGTCGCCTCCTCGTGTTGTCATGGATGGCGGTGATGTCGGCCGCTTCCTACGGCGTACAGTTACACCGCACCGACTCATGCCCGGGCCAGTCCGCGCCAAAGGTCAGGCGCCAGATGTCAGGCGTCTCCTTGCACAGCGCCCAGGAATCCGTGCAGCCGGCCAGGCGCTCCCGGATGTCGCGGTAGAGCCGCACCCGCTCATGCGTGCCCAGCCGCCACGGATGGTGGCCAAAGTCCGGCTCCATCCGGGCTACTAGGTGCCCGGCCAAGGCATGCTGCAGGGGCGTGCCGAGAACCATCAGGCGGTGGGTCGCCTCGGTGAATCTCAACGAGCCGAGCGTGATCCGCTCCCACGGCCCAGGTGTCTTCTCCAGCAGCCGCTCGATCTGCTCCGGGCCTTGGCGGTCGATGATGGGATCGATCCGCAGCCGAACCCGCCATCCCATCGCGCGCAGCTCCCCCGCCGCCGCAATCAGAGCCTCGCCGGTGGGGCCGCGCCCCGCAAGCGGTTGGCCGCAGAACCGCTGCTGGCCCAGCGAGAAGCTCAGGATTACCTGCGGCGTCGGCTCGGTCTTGCGAAGCACTCTATGCGGCAGGGCCTTGGTGAGCAGCAGCAGCGTGTGCCTATCCTGAGCCCGGAACATCTCGATGAGACGCAGGCTCAGCTCCGCCGAGATCGCCGGGGCGAAGGAATCAGACAGCTCGCCGGCGTTGAGGATCGCTCCGCCGGTGCCCTTGCAGACTGGACAGGGTCCCCCCGTTGCATCATCCTGCACCGGGCCATGACTGGGCGCATCACAGGCCCGACACCACTCGCCGCTGCCATCGCAGACCTCGCAGCGTGTGCGTTCCATCCAGCGCTCTACTTCATGCTGCATCTCCGGCAGATCGGCCTCGGTCAAATCCCGCGGGAGGCCGCGCCAGTATGTCCCCGCGAGGTAGCAGTAGGCGCACTGATGCGGGCATGCAGCAATGTAGGGCAAGCGCCAGAACCCAGCGCAGACTATGCCCGGCTTGGACTGAAAGCGCCCGATGCGACGGGTCATTCCCCCTGGACCTCCCGCGCCTTCGCCTCGCGCACCAGGGCATGCTTCGCCGCCGTCAGGTCAACCATGGCATCCTGCAGTTCTTCTGCGGCCTGGGGAAACCCCGACCGCTCGCACCGGTACATGATCTCCTCGATCTCGTTCTGGCGGGCGGTGATCATCCCCCGCAGTTCAGACTCCGTGTGGCGCTCACTCACGATTGACTCCTTTCCCGGACATGGGGCGGCGGGCAGGAAGCGGCACCGTACTCGCCCGGCGGCTTCTTCCGGCGCCGATGGAGGCATGCGCCAATCGCCAACGCATACACTACCCGCCGCCCAACATTCATCTTGCCCTCCCGGCGCGAGGCAGTCCATCGAAGAACTCTTGCACCTCGGCCAGCAGGCGAATCAGCTCATTGTGACCCGCCTGGTCTATGAGCCGATCTCCGCGGTCGCGGATCAGCGCGCGCGTCACCGCCGTGTACAGCGGCACGCTCACGCAGTAGCCGGACGGCCACTCCTTCTCGCTCGATGCCATGCTCTGCCCTCCCCGAACGGGCTCATTCGGCGGCAATGGCATCATCCGGGGCCTCTGCGGCGGCCTCGGGCGTCGCCTTGCGCCGCCGCTTCGGCTTGATCGTATTCTGCAGCCCCTCGATCTCTGCGCGCAGTGCGCGGATCTCCGCGCTGATACGATCGCGCTCCCCGAGGGCCTCCTCGAGGTTCCGCTGCGCTTCCGGCAGACGCGACGCCGCCCTCCGCATGTCCTCGAGGCGCTGCTCGCCCGCCGTCACCAGTGCCGCCAACTCGTCCGGGTTAAGCCTGCCAACGTTAACTCGCATCACCGTATCCTCCTCTCCTGTCTGCCTATTCCCCTGTCCTGTAGTTGGCCGTGAATGCGCGCCCCACTACAGCGGTTGAGAACGCGTCCTATGCGAGCGAGCGCCTGTAGTTGGCCGTGAATGCGCGCCCCACTACACCCCAGGGGCACGAGCGCACAGGGGCCGCCTGCCTGTAGTTGGCCGTGAATGCGCGCCCCACTAGACCGTAGCCTCATTTTTCTCCGGCCAATTGCCGAGACCGGCACAGGATTCCCGCCTCTCCTGTGCTTCGTCGGCGTGCGGGCGTACAGGCGCCCGGGGTCCAGCAGCCGGAACCGCTGGCCTTGCTTGATCCATCTGTGCCATCACCTCTTCGCGACCTCGCTGAGCTATCACGCGGGCCGCATTTGCATCAGCATGCTCCTTGCCGCACTCGTCGCATCTAAACTCTAGCCCATCCCGCTTGCCCCTTTCTCCGCAGCGCCAACACGTCTGCGAACTGTATTTGGCCTCCACCTTGACGGTGGCAATCCCAACCTTCCCGCAAGCATACTCAATCGCCGCCTGCAATCTATAGTAGGGGAAGCGCGCATTGACGACGGCTCCCTCGGTGCCCTCGCCGAACTTTTCCGCGAGTCTCTCCCTCATGCCGGTCAGGTCTTCCATCGCCACGTGCGTGGCCTCCCACTGCACGAGCACATCCGCGACGCGAGCCGCCACCTGCTGACAGATTGTCTTTGTCTTGTCAGCCGCCCTATCGCTTTCGGCATTGGCGCGCTTCCGCAGGCCCGCACGATAGAGACGAGTCTTCCGCCAGCGGTCGGCGATCAAGTCGCGCACCCAATTGTAACGCCCCACGAACTCCGTCTTTCCGTTCTCGGGCATCGCCACCACTGCCAGATGATGGCGCCCCACATCAACCCCCGCAACCCGCAGGCCCTCGACCGCCATAACCGGAGCCAAGGATAAGGCCTGAATGTAGAGCCACTTCCCGCGTTGGAGCACAATCTTACCGTCCCCTATCGGCGAGGAGCCTGCCTCCAGTCCCCAGGCCACCGCAGCATTGTAGTGCGCCAATTGATAGCCATCCCCGTTGCGATTAGTGTCCGCGGCTAGACGGAGACTGGCCGTGGTTTCTTCAGTGCCGCCCCTCGCCCATAGTCCGACACGCAGCCGCCAATAACCATTCGCCCCTTCTGGCGCCAACTCATAGATGCTTGAGACCTTGACCGGAATGATGACGCGCTTGAACTCGAAGGGGCGCGCCAGCGGGTCCTGGCGCTGCACTTTGCGATACTGCTTGATCGCCGTGCGTATTTCCCCGGCAATCGTGCCTCTCATGTCTGCCGACAGATCGGGCGCCAAGCGGGCGGCCTCGTAATACATGGCGCGCAGGTGCTCTGGCCCGGAACCATCGTTTGCGACTGCCCAATCAAAGAGGTGATAACGCAACTCGCGGCAGCGCGCTGCCAGCGTCTTCAGCATCGCCAGGTCGGCCGGCTTCGGGTCGCTCACCTTGAAGCGAATCCCAATTATCCGTCCTTCGGCCTTCGCTTTTCCCCGCCGGAATGCCATTGGTACTTCCCTCTAGTCTTAATGGACGCTGCCCTCTGCCTCTTCGGTGCTTGCCAGCTCATCCGTCCTCGCGCGCGCGGGCAATCTGTAGCGCTCTACTATCCGACTGATCGTCGTTTGTCTTTCCTTCAGGGCGGCGAGTAAACCGTCCCACGCTGGCATCTCGTTGTCGCGTTGCTTGACCAGTTCGATAATGTCTCCCCCCACCTCTGCCTGGGCTTCCGCTATCGCCGCTTGCTGGAGCATGTCCTTTTTGGTCAGCTTAAGCAGCTTCATCTCCGCCTTTAGCAATTCATGGGTCTTGCTACGGATCACGCCAGTCATGTCCAGCGCCGCCAACGCAAGCTCTGAAGGTCGTAGCTTCCATCGAGCGTAGCGAGGGTGATTGTGCTCATAACGCCGCTCCAGTTCCCTCACCAACTGCTCGTTGCTGAATGCCAGCAACGCATGATGAACTGCCTGCTCCAACTCCTCCGGCGTCAGTCCCTGGTCCCTCCTACTCATTCCTCGCACCCCCAATCCTCCTGACTCTGGCGCAGGCGGTTCTCGGCCGCGCCACGCCCTGTGCCTCCCGCCGCCCACATCATCGGAGATATCTGCCTTCGCGTTTAAACCATTCGCGCGCCTCATCGGGGCTTGCATCCCATTCCCCATTGATAGCCCGCTGCGCCAGATCGGGCCGGCCCGCAGCATTGAGATCCCGCACCAGGTCATGGATTGGTGTCGGACTCGTGGTCTCGAAATCATCGTAGCCACCGAGCAGCGCATTCGCGGCCATCTCATGCAGGCCGGCTGCCCGCAGGACTTCCTCAAGCCGCTGCTTTGTCGTCATCGCGTGCGCACGCTAGCCGTCATGACTTTGCCTCTGTGTCTTTACTAACCATCTGGCCCTTGGCTTTGCTCGGCTTCCGTTCTCTTTCGCCGCGTAAGCTCGCTGCCGTCTCTTCGAACTTCCGAATGGCTGCCTGGAGATCCATATCCGCGTCGTGCATCGCGGTGCGGTATTGCTCCCAGGTGGGCTTGACAATGACTCTCATTCGTTCGGCGGCCGCCTCTATGGCGCGCGCGTATAAGGCATCATGGGCGGTGAGTTCAGCGTTATAGGCGGTCTCGGCATGGCGGAGGGCTTGCTCCCAGATGATGCGTTCGCGCAGCACGACGGCATCATAGCTGGCGTGCGCTTGGCGCAGTTGGTGTGTTACTTGCGCTAGTGTCGGATTGCTGCTCATCAGTTCGGTCCCTCCAAGAAGATCTCGAGGTCATAGACCGTAGCCGCCATCACTCTGCCCCCGCGCCACAAGCCGCACCCGCCCATCGCCGATCGCCGCGAGCAGCCATTCGATCAGCTCGCCGACCGTGCTGTCGGCGAAGCTCATGCCGAACTGCTGGCGCTCCAGGTCGATCTGCTCGCGGTCCGTCGCCAATGCCTGACGGGCATGTTCACTCTGCCACGGTCGCTCAGCAGGCAGCGGATATTCCAGGTCGCACATGGCGAGGATGATCGCTGCGCGCAGGATCTCCTGAGCCATCAAGCGCCTCCTCTCTCGAGCCGCGCCGCCGCCAGCATCGCGCGCTTTTCCGCTTCAAGGCGCTGGAGGTCAATGCCGAAGAACTCGGCAAGCAGGTCTTGCAACAAGCGCCGGCTGAGCGCCAGCTCCACGCGCTTGATCTCACGTGTCTGACCGTTGAGCGCCTTGTACGTGTGGGTGAAAGTTGTGTATTCGGCGAGATGAATCCCACGCTGCTGAAACCACTCGACGAACTCGCCGCACGCCTGGCTCTTCTCCTGCACCGCCTGCATCTTTTCGTGCTCGGGGTAGGTGGTCATGTGCTCGCTCCTGGCTCTTCGCCTCGGCTCAATGCGTGCAAGCCCTGCCTGGTCTCCTCGCGGAACTTTCTCATGCAGTCCGGATCGGCGCACAGTGCCCAGTGCTTCTGTTTGCCCCGGCCGCCCTCGCTCACCAGCATACGCGGTTTGAGACGGCGCAGATCGCGGCCGCAGAACTTGCATGGCGGAATCCGTCGGCTCATGGCATCACCCCATTCACTCAAAATACCGCCGGCCGCAGGCCCAGACGAACTCCATTTCCTCGGGGTGGAGCTCGCTAATCCGGCCGCCCACTCGCTTGACCCGGATGCCATCGTCGGGCACCCGGATCGCGCCGTCGCAATCGCCCGGCTGCAGCATGGCCACCACCTCGACCTCATCGCCCGCGGCGGCAAAATCCCGCGCATCATGCGTCAGGATCAACCGGCTGCCGACCTTGAATCCGTCGAATGCTCCCATCACTTCCCTCCGATCTTTGCGCCGATAGGTCGCGGCCCCACGCGCCCGTCATTTGCCTCGTGCGGGCTCAGCTCGACATGATGGATACGCGCCTTGCACTGGTAGTACCACAGGTGCTTGATGTGACCGGCCGGTTTGTTCCGGCTGGGACGGCGATAGATGCGCTGCACCGCCCCGCAGCCTTTGCATCGCAGGCGCTTCCAGGGCATCAGGGCTTTCCTTCTGGCGGTTGCCCCGCTTCCGCGATGGCTCGGTTGAATGCGCCCAGGATGCGGTCGATGAGTGCATCGGAGTATCGGCGCGAATGCAGGTAACTCCGCGTTACCGAATGCACTACGGCAGGCGGGACGGGCAGCCGCGCGGCGCAGGCCATGCAGATACAACGCGTGGCCACAGGAACCATCTCGGTGTGCAGCCAGATTGCCCGCCCGCAGTTCGCGCACTCGCGCCGCTCGGAGGGCGCGCGCGGCGCGCCGCAGGATGTTGGCAGGCAGATGACGATGATCTCCTCGCCGTCGCTCATGCATTGCCTCGCTGCGGCCCAGCGATCCCCAGCTCCCGCGCCCATTCTTGGTACACTGCCTGTGGCACCGGAATGAGACCGCTCCGGATAATCGCCTCGGCTAGGCCTCGCGCAAAGACGCGCGCTGGCATCGAGCATGGGCCCTCGTTGTCGGGATGGCGCAATGCGAGAAGCACGCAGCCGACGATGCAGATTGCCGCCGGCACTGAGCAGCGGACATTGATAGCCTGCGCCCCGATGTCGCCGGCGCCCTGCCGCTCCTCGCCCTGCTCGAATGCCCGACCACACAGCCCGCATTTCTGGCTCAGGGTCGGCATTGCCTCAGTCACCCGGCACTCCTGTCTCCCGCGCCCTCGCGCAGCCGATAATCCGGACCCTCCAGGACCACCACTTCGCACATCTCTGCCAGCCGACTGGTGATCCGCTCGTCGAGGTCCTCGCGCAGCTCTCGGCGACTGCGGTTGCTGGTCACCAATGTTGGCCGCAGGTCCATGTGGCGGTGACCCAGTACATCAATCAGGGCCTCGCGCACCCACTCGGGGTTGCGGTCCAGGCGCGCCTCTCCCACGTCGTCGAGCAGCAGAACAGATGCCCCCAAGAGGCGGGGCAGCGGGTCGAGTTGGCGGTCGTCGTAGGACGCGCGCAAGTCACGCAGGTAATCCCGCGTCCAGCAGTAGAGGCCACCCCAGCCCGCATCAATCGCCAGCTTGAGCACCGCCACCGCCAAGTGGGTTTTGCCGGTCCCGGTCGGCCCGATGAACCAGAGGCCGCGGCCGGCGTTCAGGTGATCACTCAGACGCCCCGCAAACTCAATCACCCGCTGCTTCGCTGTCGCAACCTCGGGGAGCGCCTGGTACGTGGCGATCTCGCAGCGCCCGTAGGCGCGGGGGATGCCGGCCGCCCGCAGGCGCCGCTCGCAGTCCAATATGGCCACCAGTCGCTGGGCCATCTCGGCCTGGGCGGCAGCATGTGTCTCCCGGTCCCTGCGCTCTTCGCAAGCGGCGCAGGCGCATTCGGTCGTGCAATCACGCATATAGCGCCAACGCCGGATAGCCGCAACCCAGGTCCGCGTCTCCGCAGCGCCACAGTCAGTGCAAGGCCCGCTGGCTGGCCGCGGGGGCGGCGTCGCCTCGGCCAATGGATAGTCGCCTGGCCCATAGCAGTCGCAAGCCAGGAATGCCGCGATCTCATCGAGCACCGGGTCCTGCACCAGCTTCGCCGACGCGCCACACGCCGGGCATTTCGGATCGGCGGCAACGAAGTCAGACCTCATGCCAATCCTTCTCCCTGGGGCCGGCATCACTGCGCCGGATTCCAACACCCGCCCGAGTCTCTGCACGGGTTCCTCGCTTCAGCGCGCCTTCCGTCGCGCGCTTGACGTAGTTGACGTTTGGGGCGCCGGCTTGTATCGCCGCCTGCAGCCCGTACTCGAAGGCGATGCGACCAGCCTCATCCCCGGCTCGTTGCTGCTCCTCGTGCCATAGCGGCTGCAGCAGGGTTGTGAGCAACCGCGAAGCGGCCACTTTCCCGCGCTTGTTTTCGGCCGCCAGTATATCTGCCAGGGCCTGGTAACTATCCCGGAATCCGGTGGCTGCGAGGATGGCCTCGATGTCGGCGGCGATTTGCTCGGGCGACCGCGCGGAAACGCGGAGCGGTTTCGCGCCTCCCCTCCCTCCCTCTGAGCCTGGGTCTGTGACTAAGCCTGAGGGAGGGACTGAGCCTGAGCCTGAGAGAGGGGGAGGGACTAGTCCCTCTCTCTTGGGGGTATCGATACCCTCTCGATACCCTACCGATAGGGTATCCGTAGGGTATGCTGGCAGCCCCCCGAGGAGGTCCCGATTGTGCTCCAGAAAGTCGCGCAAAAACCGCTTCGGCCCGCGCAGGGCATGGTTGAGTGCCGAGATAAGGAACTTCGATCCGGCCTTGACTTCGCCGGCCTGGACGCGCAGGAAGTTCTTGACCCAGACCACCCCATCGTCGGGGTCGTAGCAGCAACGCTCCGTGATGCCATCTAGGGCGCGATCCAGGCGGACGCCACGCAAGCCCGTGTGCGCGGCGATGAGGCCCGGCAATATGCTGTAGATTCCCGATGGGTTCGCCAACGGAGAGGTGACGAAATAGAGGAACAGCAACTTGGCGTCGGGAGTGAATGTGTGAAACCAGGGCTCATCCCAGATGCTGCTGTAAATCGTGCGACCGGCCACGCTGCCCTCCATTGCCGTTGCTGCTACTCCTCCTGCATCGGCTCCAGATCTGCTGCATGCTCTGCCATCTCCGCGGCGGTCCGCGCTCCCGTCTGCTCGGCGGCGCGCTCCGGGAAGAGCTCCGGCTGCTCCAGCGTGATCTGCACGCGCACGCGCCGGCCATGCAGCGCGCCGAGAGCGTCCGCGAGCTCATGTGGATTCTCGTCCTGCGCGATCAGCCCGACGATACACTCGGGATGGGTACTGATGATCTGCCCCTCCTCTTTCTCGTCCACGTAGACAAGCTTCGTGCCCTTGACCGTGCCCATAAATGCTGGCATCCCATCGACTCCTTTCATCCGCAGCGCGGGCTGTTATCTGTCACTCCGGTCGGCAGAAAAGTCAAGCGGCGAGATCACGCCCGCCGCCCTGTTAAGGCTGGCTCCGCTGCTTCCGCGATCTGGGCGCGACTGTCGCAGGAACCGCGCCAGCGCCATCGCTCTCAACCGTCGTGGCGCACTCCTCATCCGGCGCCCCCTTCGCCTTGCGTCGCCGCTTCGGGCTGATGATCTGCTCCAGTTCCGCAATCTCCGCCCGGTAGATGCGGACATCGCCCCGGGCTCCATCCCTCTCCACAATGGATCGCCGCAGACCCTCCCTCGCTATGACGAGGTTCTTCTGCGCCTCGGTCACCGCGCCCAGCCGCTCACGCGCGGCCTCGGCCACGTCGCTCAATTCGGTGGGACTCAGTTTGTTAATGTCGATCTTCATGCTGTCGGCTCCTCTCGATTTTCATTGCGGGCGGCGGGCAGCAATCGGCACCGTATTCGCCCGGCGGCGTCTTCCGGCGCCGATGGAGGCATGCGCCAATCGCTAACGCATACACTACCCGCCGCCCAACTTGACGCTGATGTCCTGGCCCAGGACCTTGTGCGCATTCCGGCGCAGGGATCGCGCGGCTCGTCTGCGCACGCTCGCATTCTCCTCCCAGCCGCCGATGCACAGGATGATGGCGAATCCCACCGCCATCCACACGACCCGCCACATCAGTGGGCCGTCCAGCACCCACCACCCCGCCAACCACCATCCGCCGATGCCAATGATCGTCCTCACCGCAACACCTCCAGGCGGCTGCCGCCATCGCCTTTGCTCACAGCGATCTGCGCCGGGAACAAGTCCTTCAGTTCCTCGACGTGGCTGATACACAGCACGCATGCGAAGCGCTCCGCCACCCGGCCCAGGCACTGCACGAACAGGCGCCGGCCATCTGCATCGAGAGGGGCCGCGGTCTCATCCATCACCAGCATCTCGCAGCGCGCGCCCGCGCGTGCTGCCAGCAGCCGCGAGAGTCCAATGCGGAGGCCCAGGTCAACCCTCATTGCCTCGCCGCCGGAGAACGTCTCGTACGGCCGCTCTCCCCGCTCGTCGGCGACGATGATCTCGAGGGTTTCGCTGAGAGTCTTTGCCTGCGTCTCGCGCTGCGTGTGCAGCGCCACCGACATCCGGCCATCGCTCAGCTCGCGCAGCACCTCGTTGGCCGCGGCCTCGAGCTCGGGCACGGCCTGGTCAATGAGGAGTGCGGGGATGCCTGACCGTGAGAATGCGCCGCTACGGGGGTTGCCGAGCAGGTCGAGCAGTTGGCGCCGGCGCTCGAGCGTCTCCAGCAGTTCCAGCAGTTCGTCTGCATGCCGGGCATCTCGGCGAGCCGCCTCGAGGCGTTCGTGCAGCGCACCCGCCTGCGCTTGCGCGCGGGAGATCGTCGTGCGCAGATCAACCAGCGCTGTCTCGCAGCGATGGATTTCCGCGTCAACATCGCTCAGCTTGCGCTGGATCGCGGCGGGGTCGAGCATCTCCGACTGGATTTGGGCGACGCGCTCGCCCAGGTCGGCTGCCGCCCGACGCGCCTCATCCAGCGCAGCCTGCAGCTCCGCTGCCTGCGCCGCGGCGACCTCGATCTCGCGCATGCGGATCTCAAGCGCCGGGCGCTTATCCGCCTCGCGACGAGCCTCTTCCCAAGTGCCCGCCACGTAGCCCAGCGCTGCGCGCCGGGCGGCCAGGGCGGCGCTGTCGGCCCTGATCTGCGCCAGTGGGTCGTCCCGCTCGAGCAGCGCGAGCCTGGCGGCCTCTGGTGCCCCAATCTGGCTCGCCTGGCCGCGGAGGGCGTCCAGCTCCGCCTGCCGCTCCGCCCAGGGAGCCGCTGCCCGGGCGGCCGTAAGGTCTGCGTACACGGCGCCGATCTGCGCCACGGCTTCGCGTGCCTGGGCGATCAGCGGGCATTTGTCTCGGATGGCGAAGAACGAAGGGCGCGTGGCCTCGTCAACCGGGTTGGCGCACGGCACCTCGTCCAGCACTTCCGCCTGCCTGGCGAGCCGCTCGTGCTGGTCGTCGAGTTGCGCGACCCGATGGAGATGAACCTCCCGGATGTGCGCGACCTCGGTATCGAGCGCCTGCACCTGGTGCGAATAGTCCCGCTTGATACCTCTGAGTGCCTCGGTGACCCGGGCGATCTCTGCCTCATGCTCGCGCTTGGCGGTGGCCGCTCGTTCGACAATTAGCTTTTCCTCATGCGCGATCTCTTGGGCCTGGCGCTGCGCGTCCGCCAATTCCTCGGCGCGCTCCGCCGCTGCGATAGCCTGCGCCAGCGCCTGCTCGACATTGACGCGGTCAGCAGTGACCTGCTGGAGATTCCGCAGCCGCGCAGCACGGTCATTGACCTGGCTCTCGATCAGCCGCCACCGGCCCTGAGCCTCCTGCAGTTCCTCGCTCTTGCGCACTGCGCCATCCCGCAGTGCGATCGCGGCGACCCGCTGCTCCTGCACTGTGGCTAGGTCGGCCTGGATGCCTTGCTGGTCGCGCTCGGCATAGGCGATGCGCTCGGCGTTGGTTGCGATCTGAGCCTCGATGTCCGGCTGCTTTGCGGCCTCAGTCTGGGCAGCCTGGATATCGGCGCTCGCCCGATCAATCCGACCCTGCGCCTCCCGCGATGCCTGCCGCGCGGCCTCGGCCCGGCGCTCCCATGCCGCCAGGTCGAGGATATCGCCAAGCACGCGCTTGCGGTCGGCGGGCCGGGCCTGGGAGAAGGCGGCAGCATTCCCCTGGTTGGCACAGGCAGTCTGGGTGAAGAGATCATCGGTCATGCGCAGGACATGCTCGATGCTGGCCTGCGTCTCCCCGACCGTTTTGCCATCGAGCACTATGTTGTTGAGCCGCCCGTGTGGGAGGATGTCGCCGATGACGCTCTGGAAACTCAGCGCTGTCCCGCCACCCCCTTTGCGATTCCGCTGACGGCTGACCAGATAGTGGTCAGCCCCCAGCGCGAACTCGAATTCCACCCGCCCGACGTTCTCGCCCTCGGTGACGACGCTATCGGCGCCAGCGCGAGCATATCCCCACAGGGCATAGCGTATGGCATCGATGATCGAGGACTTGCCCGCGCCGTTGGGGCCGCTCAGTATGGCGAGGTTGATCCCGTGCAGGTCAAGCTCGTGCGGGCCCCTATAGCTCTGGAAGTTGTCGAGCCTCAGACTAAGCGGTCTCATCCCGTTGCCTTTCCTGGGTCCTCTGCACCGCCTCTCGCCTTGGCGATGGCGGCTCTCGCTTGACGATAAACTACGCATCCTGGATTTGTGCAGTCCTCTCGCAGGCAATGTTCGTGCTCATTGAGCAGTGCCTCGGCTGCCTCCAGCGCCGCCAGCATCTCCGGCGCGGCGGCGATCAGGCGAGCGTTGGCCTCGGCGTTGACGGCCCCCTCATGGATGGTACATGCGATTGCGACCAATCCGTTCCGAGAGACAATCACAATGTCGGCCCCAACGCGGGTTTCCCGCCCCGGTTCGACGCGCCACGGCCCGGGCGTGTGTTCGCTCATGCCGCGCCTCCTGGTGATGATTCATCGCGCAAAGGCAGCTCAATATCAAGCCCTTCCCCCTCCTTTCGCTGTCCCGCCTCCTCGTGGCCCTCGGCGATGAGCCTAGCGGCCTCGAGGTCCTCCTCGATGCCCTCCAGAAGCTGGCAGACCCCACTCCAGTCCTCAAGGTTCAGGGCGCCCCCAACCTCGAGGAGAGTATTCTCGATGCTCTGGATGTAACACTGAATCGTGCGCTCAGCCATGTGGCTCGCTCTCCCTTCGCATTCGTTCCGCGACCGCTCGTTGGCGCGTCCGGTCCAGTTGCGCTGCGCGCTTGCGCCTGCACTCTGGGCACCAGGCGCGCGGACCCTCGGGGTCGGGCAGCGCCTCCCATCCCAGGCTCCCATTCCAGAACCGCAGCCACTTCCCGCGACCGCCGCCATAGTTGATGTGGATCGCGCCGCCTGATGTCCACGCCTGCGGCGGCCTGTCTGTGCCGCACTCGGCACACTGTGTCGTCTCTGCAATCAACAAACCCACATCATCGAGGAAGGAACTCATCCGCCCACCTCGGGCGGGCCGGAATCATCGCTCCGGCGGTGAGCTTGTGAGCCAAAGATGGGATGCCTTACACCACAGGCCGATACCCAGAAAGCCGCCTTGCGCCGCCGCTCTTCGCCGTTGAGGTATCCCAATAGGTAGCCGATGTTTGATCTCGCAATCTCCTCACCACGGAAAAACTGCTGTGCATCATCGGTGCTGGCAATGCGATAGATGGCCTTCCGTAGCTCGCCGATATTATGACCACGGCCGGTGTCTCGCACGCGGTGCATAAAGAACTCGAGATCGGTCATGCCTCGGCTCCTCGCGGCTCAGGATGATCGCTCAGACCGCGATCAATAGCAAGGCCCTCCGCCACCAGGCCATCGGCAAGCGGCTCCAGGTCGGGCCGCTGCGCGATCCAGGCCCGCAGCGCGGGCTCGACCTCCATACCGTGCGAGACCTCCAGCGCGCCTGCCCGCCGCTGCGACTCGGCACGCTCGATCTCGATGCTGACCTCGAGCGCGCCTGCACCAAGTAGCGCCGTGCGCAGTGTGTTCGCGTTATTCATTTGTGCCTCGGGTAGGCGCAGCCGCACGATGGCGCCGCCGACCTCCTCAGTGCATGTCGTGAAACCCGCAGCCGCGTCGATGGTTATGAAGTTGCGGTACGGCGTGGGGACTTGCTCGATCTCGATGCCCTCGGGGTCGTCCGGCGCGATGTCCACGAGAAGGTACTGCTTGGCCTCGCCCTCCTCGCCGAATGTGCAGGCCTCGGGGCTGCCGCTGTACCAGAGACTGCCTGCGATCTGCTGCGGCTTGTGGATGTGGCCGAGGGCGACGTAGGTGAAACCGAGCGCGGCGATCTCCGCGGCATTCAGCGTCCAGTCGCCACCGAGCATCATCAGCCGATCCTGCGTCCCGGCCGCTGCCACATCGAGGCTGCAGTGGGCCAGCAGGATGCTGGGCACGTCGGGCCGCAACTGCCCGGCCAGTGCGCGCGCGACATCCATCATGCGCTCGCGCACGAGCAGGTTGACCTCGCCCGGCCCGAGCTTGCGGACGTCGGCATCCTGTAGCAGCAGCGACTTGTTGGGCCAAGGCAGGCAAGCGATCTGGAGCGACAATGCGCCAAAGGCAGGGCCCTCCCATGCCTCGATGGCCGCCACTTGGCTCAGCATGGGTTCAGCATCACCAAGCGCAAACCCTAATAGGCAGGGCCGGTCAACAATGGTCAGCCCGGGGGTGTCGCGCAGATGGTCGAGCGCATGATATTCCGCCGGCGAGCGCGGCATGTCATGGTTGCCCACAATCGCGAGCACAGGCACGCCCGCCGCCAGCGCCACATCGAATGCGTCCTTGGCTAGTCGCGTCTCTAGCGGTGTCGGGCGTGGGCCATTCCAAATGTCGCCAGCGTGCAGGATCAGTTCGGCGCCCCGCGCGATCCCGTCCTCAATCACGAAGCGGGCACATCGCGCAAAGTCCATGAGGCGCTGGTTGCGTCCTTGGGCATCGCGCAAGGTTCGGGCGTCCCCGATATGCCAATCTCCCGTACAGATGACCTTCATACCTTACCCTCCATCCCGCCCTCGGCTACCAGTGGGTGGATCTGCACAATCGTCAGCCGCCGGGCATCATCCGCATCCAGCATCGTGTCACATTCGATCCACCGCCGGACGTCCACCGCGCTAATGCGCCAGCCGTCGTGCGGCAGAGAGCAGACGACATCGCGCTTGAAGGATTCATAGAGCGATGGCTCGACCGGAGGCACCCGACCGGGGCAGGCCAGCGCAGGATCGGCGTCGGCGATCAGCGAGATCGCCAGGTCGGCCGGACCGCACCCGCCATAGCCCCATTCGAGACCGGTCGGCGAATGACAGACGAGGTGTTCGAGCGGCCACCGCACGCCGTCTTCCTCGACATAGACGCGGCAGGCATCCTGGCTGCGGATGCCGATATAATCCTTCATGCTGCACCATCCTTGTCCGCGTTGTAGCGTGGCGCGAACCCCGGCGGCGCCTCATCCCAATCATGGTGCTCGATGGCCGCAATCATCTGCGGGAATGCAAGCCGCAACCTAGCGCGATTCACTGGATCGGCACACTGAATCGCCCGCGCCATTCCGGTCACAAAGCTGCCGCTGTGGAACAGGTACTTATTGAAGCTGCCCTCGGCGGGCGGCGTCGGTGTTGCAGAGTCTATGGCCATGGCAGCTCCCCTTGCCCCTCGTCATTCATCGCTCGCGGTGGCCACATAGTCAAGGCCGGGCGCATGCTCCCGCTGGCCGCGACGACTGCGCGGCGCCTCTGCGGGATAGGCGCTGGCGCCAACTCCTCTGCCATCGCTGAGGGCATTGCAATGAGTCTCCACTCCTCGATGCGCGGCCTCGTTTGCTTCACTCGCTTCTCAAATGCATATCCCTCCCGCCGCAGATCCCACAACCGCTGGCCGAAGCTCCAGCAGATGGCATTAAGCTCTGGCGTGGAATGCCATTGGCGGTCGGCAAGCAGGTCCAGGATGCGCTGCTTGTGCGTATACTTCATACCGCAGCCTCCGGCTGCCGCGGCCTGAAGTTCGAGCATCGCCAGTTGACCGGCATTGACCGCTTCACGCGCTTCGGATGGATCGGCCGGCCGAGGTGATCCAGCGGGCAGCCGCCGGGGATGAGCCCCCGCCGCATGATCTCATCATCGCAGAATAGGCAGCGTCGGCAGTTCTGCCGCCACGCGACCCGACTCATCCTCGTACCTCCCAGAATCGCGGGCCACTCACCGGTCCATGCGTGATAGTCTGCGCTGCGGCGGTCAGCGACCGATATGCCTGACCGCCATACTCGACACCGCGCTCCGTCACCTGAGCTGCGTAGCTCTGACCCTTGTAGTGCGCCTGGAGCGCAGTCCCCACAGGCGGCAGCCCCTTGTGTGATGTTTGCTCAGGGTTGGGCCTCGCTATGCGAGTGTTGGCGCGCCGGTCGTAAGCCTCGATGCAGTTATAGCAGAGCCTGTCGTGGCCCCGATCCCACACCATGACGCGACAGACATACCCGCACTCCGTGCAGGCTACGGACTCGTTCTGCTCGAGTGCGCGGCCGCCGCTCATGCCGCTCCTCCTTGCTGCTTGTGCTTCGGCTGGCAGGAATAGCACCAATTGGCGCCGCCGAAGACCGCGCGGCCGCGCTCGCTCTGACAGAAAGCGATCTCCTTGGCCGTCAGGGGCCTCTGGCAGTCGCCACAGGGTATGATGTCCCCGAGGGTTGGCTGGCCTTCGCCGGCCTGCATTTCGCCGGTATGCGGATCGACTCGCTCGGGCTGCTCGTATGGCCCGGGCTCATCCGCGGTCTCATCATTGGCGCCCCCATCATCCTCCTGCTCATCATCCATCGCCTGCGCTTCGCCCGCGGCCTCCTCGCGCAGGACCTCCGCATCCTCTGTGGCCTCCCCCCCATCGCTCGTGGCGGTGCGCTCCACCTCGGGTCCGGGTTGGGCTTCGGTCGCGCGGGGCGTGGGTGGGGCGGGTTGGGGTGCGGGCGCCTGTGCCGCGAACAGCGAGTCGGTAACGGCGCGCAGTGCTGCCGGGTCGAGCCGGCGCATCAGCACGGCATGCCGCAGCTCGATCTTCATCTGCTTGAATCCCGGCTGCGCCTTGAGGATGCCGCCGGCCTTGCCAATGTAGTAGCGCAGGACACGGTTGGCGGCCTTGGTCTCGCACAGGCCGAGCCGGTGCGCCTGCACCTCGAGCCGCGCCTGCAGCACCTCCACTTGCGCAGTCTGCGGCAGCGTGCTGACCAGCGCCAATGCGCCGGCCTCGGTCTCGATTTTCGCGAGCGCTTGCGAGGTCGCCGCCGCCGGCCGTTCGTCTTTGTTGCGCGGCACTTTTTTCAGGGCCGCCTTGGCCAGCTCGGCCGTCAGGTCATATTCCTTGGTCGACCGAAAGATCTCGAGGAATCCATCGGGCCGCAGCCGATAGCCGGTGGCCTCGGCGCGGCAGTACTTCTGGTTCATCTCGACGATCCGGCTCACGACATGCACCCCGAGCGCCTCGGCCTGGATGCGCAGACCATCGGTCGAGGTGCGCAGGCCCAGGATCACATCCTGCCACTCGCCGCGGACCTGTTGGCGTTTTTTGTCGATCCAGAAGTGGTCGGCCTCGCGCAGGTTCACCTCCTCCATGACGACCTCAATATCGCGCGGCGTTGCCACGTGGTACAAGCCGGGCTCAAGGTCGTGGAAATCTACCAGCCCGCCGTTCGCTTTTGCTTGCTGCTCCATCTCATCGTCTCCTCTCCCTGTAGTTGGCCCTGTAGTTGGCCGTGAATGCGCGCCCCACTACAGCGGTTGAGAACGCGTCCTATGCGAGCGAGCGCCTGTAGTTGGCCGTGAATGCGCGCCCCACTACACCCCAGGGGCACGAGCGCACAGGGGCCGCCTGCCTGTAGTTGGCCGTGAATGCGCGCCCCACTAGACCGTAGCCTCATTTTTCTCCGGCCAATTGCCGAGACCGGCACAGGATTCCCGCCTCTCCTGCGCTCCGTCGGCGTGCGGGCGTACAGGCGCCCGGGGCCCGGCAGTCGGAACTGCCGGCCTTGCTTGATCCATCTGTGCCATCACCTCTTCGCGACCTCGTTGAGCTATCAGGAGACCTCTCGCGGGTTATACTTGAGCCAAACCACCGAGCACGAGAGGCTCCGGTACTGATGGCCCCGAGGATAGCGCCCCCGGGGCCATTGATTTTGGGGGGCGCGGGCCACCGGCCAGTTCCAGATGACCGGCGAGGGGGGCCCCGCGCCCCGCCCGGAACGCGCGCTGCGCGTCCGTCATCATTGTCGCACCCCTCTGCGACATCGATTCCGACCCCCTTTCCGGCGCTCTGCGCCGCGGTGTTTGATCAGGGGAGCCAACCCACCGCGCGCGCCAGCCCGCGCGCCAACACATCCACCATCAGCAGCCCCGCAAATGCCAGCAACAGGCACCGGAAGAGGCGCGCCTCACGCTGGCTGGCGACCATCGTCGCCTCATACTCGTCACGGCTCATCCACAGGTTCATCGATCTCTCCCTCTACGCGATCAGCCGCAGTTGGCTCGCGCGTCCCAGCGGCGAACTGGATGCTTGCACGTCGGCCAATTGGCGCGCGCTCATCTGCGTGTAGCGCTGCACCGTCGCCAGTTTGCGCCACCCGCCGAGCATCATCACCGCCGGCATCGGCGCGCCATTGATGAGGCTCAGGGTCGCCCAGGTGTGGCGCAGCAAGTGTGGATGTAGCCGCCTCGTCAGTCCCGCCAGGCTCGCCACCGTGCGGCAGCCGCGCTCGGCTCCGTTGACCGGCCAGGGGCATCCCTGCTCGCTCACAAATAGGGCGCCGCAATCCCCCAGATGTCGGGCGCGCAGGTGCTCGCTGCGCCGCTTGAGGTACGCCAGAAGGTGCGGCCGCAGCGTGGGCGAGATCGGGGCGAGGCGAACTGACCGCGTCTTCGTTGCGGTGATGAGAATGTGGTTCTCGAGGAGATTCACATCCATCATGCGCAGCCGGAGCGCCTCTCCGATGCGCATGCCGCTATCGACGAGCACCAAGACGAGCACGGCCGCGCGGTGGGTTCCGAAACGCGCTGCCCGCGCCCGCGAGGCAAATCGCAGCAGCGCATGTACCTCATCCGACGCGAGGCTGGCCGTGGGCCGGGATTGGGCGGCCAGGTACCGCAGGCCGTGGGCAGGATTGTCTCGGCGCGCTTCGATGTCGGCCAGCCAGCGGTAATAGACGCGCAGGGCCGAGACGTGGATGTTGACGTGGGCGGGCGGATAATGCTCGCGCAAGTCAGCCACATATTCGGCCAGGTCCAGTTTGGTGGCGGTTGCTCCGGTGGTGCCGTCGCGGCCTGACAACCAGCGGTCATACCGCTCGAGGGCCCGCAGGCGGTTCCGCACCGTGGCCGGCGCCTTCGCCGCCTGCTCGCATCGCAAGAACTGGACTACGTGGTCAAGGTTCTCCATGTCTCCTCCGCAAGGTCGGCAGTTTGCTCCCAATAGGGTCATTCCGCGCCCGGCGGCAAGATGGAGATTGAGTATCAGGACTGCGAGGTACGGGGCGGTTCTGTGCCCGATGCGAGGCCGAAAACTGGGATGCGGGTGATATCCCGCCATGAAGGGGTTAGATGAGGCTGGTCGGGGCGGGCGGATTTGAACCGCCGACCTCCTGCTCCCGAGCTGTGCGGTTTGCTCCTTGGGCCGCCAGGGCCGGCCCGATCCTGCGAAGGCGAATCCTGCTAGAGACAAGCCTGCGGGGGGGGCCGGCCCCGACGAACTCGCGGCGCTCGGTGTGAATGCCTCCCTGGTTGGTGAGTAAGCGGTCACTCGGCTTGCCTCTAGCAGTCTGATTGGTACGTTACCACAATGCCCCGGGGGCTGTCAAGCTCTATTTTGGCGCCCTACCGCAGGCTCTTCACCTCGATGGCCCCGCTGAAGATCTTGTACTCACCCTGCACCATGGTGATCCCGTCCACCTGGGCTATCACGGTGGCGGTGCCCGTCTCCGAATTCTCGTGCACCCCCTTGGTGATGACGCGCACGATCTCCTCGATCTGCCAATCGGGCACGCCCTCCTTGCAGTCCACATAGACCAGTGGCAGTCCGGGATCGGGCCGGTGAATCCGCATGATGTACTTCCTCGTGGCTGGGACGGCCATGAGGCGATCCAGATATGCCGCCACGCCATCATCCCCCCCCGTCGGCGATGTGGTAACGGCCGGCGAGGGTTGTAAGTGGGGCGGCCGGCCCTCTGTATCCGCCGCGGCCCGCCGCGCTTGGATCAGCTCGGCTTCTGCATCGCGGAGTTCGGCAGCGCGGCGCACACCATCTTCGCCTGGGGCCAGCGATGGCGTCCGGTCCTCTGGCGGCGGCCGCCTGTTCGGCAGCACCACGGCGACAACGATGGTTATGGCCACTATCGCGATCGCCAACCGGCTAACGCTGTTCACTCGCCACCTCCCGGGCAGCGGCGCGGGCGTAACCCCTGATCGCGCGCAGCCATTGGCGCCCCGCCGCGGCATCGTCGCCAACCGCATCCAGTCCATGCTCGATGGCGGCCGCGAGCTCGCGCGCCTGCGCAGCGCTCACTCCTAGATCGGCAGCCACCCCGCATACCACCTCTCCGGTGGAGCGAGGCGACTGGCCGCGATCCCAGTGCTGTATGGCGCGGTGGAGTGCGAACTCGAGCGCAGCGGGGCCGCCCGTCTTGTCGTCGACCTCATACCCGGGGCAGGCGGCGATGGCGCGGGTCAACGACTCGATGAGGTCGTGGATGTCCACCGTGCTGTCGGCGGCGCGAGGGTCCATTCCCATCGTCTCTCCTCTGCCAAGGAGGCCCCTGGCAAGGGCATGATAAGCCCTGGCCGCGGGATTGTCAAGCCTCATTTTCGGTGCCATCTTCGGAGTCCCCTGCGGCCTCGCCAGGGATATGGTCGGGGTCGCCGTCGGCCACCACGACCGGCGTGATGCCGCGCTTGCCGAGGCGCTCGAGCAGCTCCGGGTCCCGGCTCTGGGTCTCGGTGATGATCTGCTCGATGCGGGTGGGCCGGAACAGACCGAACACGCCGGCGCGCTTGCCCTTGGCCCGGCACGCCTCGCAGTCTACCGGCTCGGCTCCGGGCTCGATCGCGTTGACCTTGCCGCCCACGCAGAGGAGGCACTCAATCGCCAGCGGATGTGCGAGCAGCACCCAAGTCTCGCCGAGCAGGAAGCCCTTGGGCACGGCCGCGACGCGTCGGGAGATGCCCATCTCCAGGCCCTCGCGCACGAAGTCGGCGGGGGTCGGGTAGTACTTCGCGCCGACCCAGATCAGTCCCATCTTCCGCTCGAGGTCATGCGCCATGCCGCGCATGCCGCACAGCGCGTCGCATCCCTGGCCGCAGCCGTGGACGTCCTCGGCCCGCAGCACCATGCGCGCCTGCGCCCAGGACCACCCGATTTTCTGGTGCACCCCCGCGTTGCAGCAGGGGCACACTGTCAGCTCGCGCGGCAGCAACCCGCACTCGTGGGCTGGCCCATCGCTCACGAGATACAGGGCGCCGGCTTTGCGATAGCCGCAACCGCGCTTCGCTTTCGCCTCTCTCCTCAGCGTCGTCTCTGTCATGCTCGTCCTCTCCGTTCCGCCCCTGCCCCCGGCGGGGGCTGCGGGGCTGATCGCTCCGTCCCGGTTCTGGTTGCTTATCGGAACACCTTGGCAACAGCGCGATTCAGTCCGCGTACCATCTTGTCTTCGCTGCGCGCTTGCTTGTCGGGCTTGCTGTACGCCTCGAACTGGTAGAGATGGCCATTCGCACAGCGCGCCGTCAGTTGCTCACACTTCATTCCGGCGCGCAGCCCCATGCTCCAGCCGCTCTGCTTCAGTTCCGCCGCCCCGCCGCCGCACTCCGGGCAGGCCGGGCGATGCTTCGCCCATTTGCTGCCGCGCCCGGGGCGGCGATAATACAGATAGCGGGTGCGCTGCGGTTGGCGCTGCAGAGTCTCGAACCACTCATGTGCGCGGTGATGTACCTCCGCCGCAACCGCAGCCGCCGCGTCCGGGTATCCAGCGCTGTCGAGCCACAATGCCACCGCGTTCAACGCCTTGTCCTCTACGCGCTCAAAGGGCTGCTGTTGATCGAACCAAGAGACTCCCGTTGTCATGGCTCGCCACCGCCTTTCTCAGCGAGCAGCTCGCTGCGCCTGGCGGCGGTCGCCCACCGCCAGACACCGGGGCTGCTCACAAGGTGTCCAGAGGAACCTTCGCCCCGTTCGGGCAGATCAGCACCTCGTCATCCTGCTGGCTCTGCAGGCCCACCAGCACGTCCCAAACGCTGATGCTGTCCTCCTGCTCGTTGAAGAGGTCCTGGGCGCGCAGGGTCTGTGCCTGTGCCTCCGCCTCGTCCTCGGTGGCGAAGGCGAGGGCGTCATCCACGATGCCGCCGTATTCCGCCACCACTACCCACACGCGCTTCGGGCTGCCGTCGGCCAGGTCGTAAGCCTGGCCGCAGGTCAAACACAGCGCGATGGGTTCGCCGCCTACGCGCCCCCGGTAGGACAGCGCCTGCGACTCGCACGGATCGTTCACGCAGTAGATGGGCACCCCGGACTCATCTATCAGCCCGTAGTCGTCCATTTTGACCGGCTCACTCACGTTGCTCACCTCCTGCCTGCGGCTGGCTGCCGCACCTGCTGCCCCGGCGCCAGTTCTGGGCGCCTCTGTCGGCGCCAGGGCAGCTAGTTCGGCGGTCACCCTTGGCCGATATACTGGGCATTCACTAGCTCTGGGGCAGTGGTCTTACCGTGATCGGCCTGCCTCCCGCCTTGTGCCTGAGCTCAACAATGCCTGCTAGGCGTGCCTCGGCTCTGGTATTGGCCAGGACTGTGCAGGAATACATCGCCTCTCGCTTCGGCCATGCGCCCGGGTTATACACTGTGACGACCCAGGACTTCATCTCACTTCCTCCTGCGCCCCTGCCCGTCCGGGCTGCGGGGCTAGTCCTTCCACGCCGCATACTCTCGTTGTATTGCCTCCTTGATTGCCGCTGCTTGTTGCTCGCTCAGTTCCGTGTCATCCGGCGCTTCGGGTAAGCCAACGTGCATTAACGCCGTGCGGAATAGGGCGCTAGTCATGCAGTCGGCTACGAACTTCTTCCGCATGTCACCTACTGTCATCCTCGTCTCCTCCCGCCCCTGCCCGCAGGCTGCGGGGCTAGTTCGCCCATCTTCAGATGCCTTGAATGCACTCGGGCTGATGGAGGATGTCCAGGGTCGCAGACCGCAGGAGTTCCTGGGCGGCGCGTTCGGCCTCCTCGCGGGATGCGCACTTGCGATAGACCTGCGGCAGGTCATCGGTCACCCACCAGGGCTGGTCGTGCGTGGGGAAGTGGTAGACGCGCATCTCGCAGACGCTGGACGTCCAGCGCGCCACGAGCTGTCCCGTGTGTTCCCCGCACTTGATGGTTGCCCGCTGCCGACGCCGTTTCTCCTGCGCGGCTGCCGCCGCTCGCATCGTCATCTGGCTCATCTGTCTCATCTGCGTTCCCGTCCCCTCCTCGGGCGTCGCGCCCGCCCCGCCGTCCGTCTCCAGGCGGTGGGGCCGGCGCGGTGCCGGCGGTTCTCAGCGGTAGATGACCGCGCCCTCCTCGTTGTAGCGCGGCCTCCCAATCATGCCGAATGCCTGCCCCCACCGGATGACCCCATGCCACTCGGCCTTCGGCACGGTATTGACGATGGCGTTGGCGATGTCATCGAGGTGCTTGACCAGCTCGCGGTGCCCCTCCTCGCCGCAGCGGGTCGGCAGGTAGAACTCTGCACAGACCGGCATGCAGTGATGCGCGCGGATCGGCGAGACGCTGAAGGCCACCATCCTCCAGACGTAGGCTGCGCGCCGGTGCTCATCGCCCTTGCGCAGGTCCGGCTTGCTCGCGCGCAGGCTGCCGTTGCTGCGGGTGATCAACCGCGCGACCTCGAGCTCCTCTCCCTCGAGGTTCTCCAGTCTCAGTCTCGGCATCCTCATCGTCCGCTCCTCTCTGGGCTCCCGCCCGCCCTGTCGGACAGTCGGATGTTACCACAACGACAGGCAAAGTCAACCGGCGTGGGCGCCTGTTCTCGCGCGGGCCGAACTGTCTTTTCGGGCCGCCGGGCAGCGAACGGCCGTGCGCAGCGCCGCACGAAATGCCCCCTGTCTGCCTGCGTGTGCGCCGTTCCCTGCCCAGTGCTACCTGCGGCCGTCCCCACCCCGGGGAACCGCACACAGCCGCACAGGGTCCCGCCGTGTGTGCCTTGGCGCGTCATCCCGCGCCCCCGACGCGCTCGGCCGCGATCTGACGCACGAGCCCAGCCAGCGCGCTCCAGGAGATCGTAACCCCCGACCTGCTTGCCAAGGTAATTGCTGCATCTCGCAGGCCCTGACTGCCCGCATAGGTGCGCAGAATGTCCTCGTCACTGAATCCGGCCCGATGCAGATAGGTGCGCTTCCCAAGCGGCCCCCGCCGAGGCAGGATGCGAGGCCTACTCCGGGGTGCCACCCCTATCAGCGCTGCGATTCGTGCGCGGTACTCCCTCGAGGCTCGCACGGCTCCATCTAGCGTGGCATCCCTCTCCGACGCCAACCGCAAATGGGCGGGCCTGACGCATAGGGGATTCTTGCACGTCCGAACCACGCACATGCCCGCGGGGATATCGCCGATCTCCATGCGATAGGCCAAGCGGTGAGCGACCACACGCCGCTGATTCTCGTCTCTCATCTGACCGAAGGGACCAGTCCGTCCCGCCCGCCAGATCCAGCAATCTGGCCCCTTGTTGACCTTGGCCCAGAACCGCCTGCGGATCGTCTCGTCCCTGGTCTCTCGCATCATCATGCTCCCTTCTCGCCGCCCCGAAATCCAGCCGCCTCCAGTTGCGCTCGGTAGGTGCATACCATCCGTCTGCCCAGCGCCGCCTGCCTCGGCGTCAGCGTCGGCAGCGCCGCGAGCCGATGCCCGGTCGGCGCATCGTAGCGACTGAAGCCGGCGCCGTCGAGGCGCTGCGCGCCATCGCACATCCCGGCCAGCATCCGCAACTGCGCGTGGATGGCCTCGATCTCATGTGCGGAAATGTTTTCCGCTTGCTCCTCAATCTCGGCCCGGCTGTCCCGCCGCGTGCTGGCGTCGCCAATGCTGATGAGCGTGCCCCAGCCCGGCTCGATCGCCGCCGCCTCGCCCGGCCGGTCGAGCGCCCGGTCGATCACCGCCTGCTTCTCCACCAGCCGCCGGGCTATCTCGGCGTCGAGCGACCCCTCGAGCACCAGGTGCTGGACGAGCACGGATTCGCGCTGCCCGATGCGGTGGAGGCGATCCTCGGCCTGGCTCATGTTGCCGGGGACCCAGTCCAGTTCCGCGAACACCACGTGGCTCGCCGCGGTCAGCGTGATCCCGAGGCCCGCGGCCTGGATGCTGCCAACGAACACGGCCGGCCCGTCCTCGGCCTGGAAGCAATCCACGCTCTCCTGCCGCTGCATCATCCCCATCTCGCCGGTCAGCGCCACCGACTCGATGCCGGCCTCGGTTAGCCCGGCCCTGATGGCTGCAATGACGTCGTGGTGGTGGGCGTAGCAGACCACGCGTCCGCTGCTATCTACGGCCTCGCACAGATGCTCGATGACATATGGCACCTTGGCCAGCGCCGTCTCATGCCGCAGTCGCGCCATCTCCGTGAACGCGACCTGCATGCCCTCGCGCAGCGCCTCGACCGCGGCCCGGTAGTCCTCATCGGATTCCGACGCCTTAGCCATCTCGACGGCGGCCTGCAGTGCCTCGAGGCGATCGCGCTGCGTAGCCCACGCGTCCGCCTCTGCCTGCACCACGGCCTCCGCGCCGTTCGCCGGCAGCTCGATCACCTGGCGCCGCTTCGCCGGGAGTTCGGCGAGCACGTCCCGCTTCAGCCGCCGCACCATGATCGTGCTGCGGAGCTTATCCTGCAGCTCCTCGAGGTGGGAGGCGCCATCAACTTTCCAACCATACTTATCCTGATAGCCCGCGCAGTAGCGCACGACGAAATCGCGCCAGTTCCGCCACCCGACGCTCCTCAGTATCGGCCACAGCTCGATAGGCCGGTTCACGATCGGCGTCCCGGTGAGGTAGAGCCGGCGCCGCGCCGGGATCGGCGCGATCCGCTTGTCAGGATCGCGGTCCCAATGCCCGAATACTTCCTGCGTCCGTCGCGCCTTCGGGTTCTTCAGGTAGTGACACTCGTCCACGATCAGTAAGTCCCAGGCGCGGGCGCGCAGCGAGATCTCATGGCGGTGCAGGATGTCATAGTTGATGATGGTCACGTCGGCGGCGGGCAGCTCGCCGCTGTCGGCAATCTCCACGCTCATGCGGCGCGTGAGCCATCGCTCCGCCTCCCGACGCCAGTTGATGCGCAGCGAGGCGGGGCAGATGATGAGAACGCGCCGGATGTCCTCGCGCGCATTGACCACGCCGAGCGCCTCGACCGTCTTCCCAAGGCCCATCTCGTCCCCGATCAGTGTGGTCTCTCGCGCAAGCGCATATGCGATCCCCGCCATCTGGAAGGGCATATACTCGAGGCCCCCCGGCGCTGGGATTTCGATCTCGGCGTCCGTCGCGCGGCTTGCCTCTCTGCTATCGGCCTCCGCCTGCTGTCCGGCCTCGATGGCCGCCCGGGCTGCGTCATCGCAGTACTCGGCCAGCTTGAGCGCAATGCGCCAGTCGGTAGTTTGCCACCGCTGCGCGGTCGCATTCCACCGCATGCCCGCCGCCTTGGGGATCTCGCGCTCGGGGTACCTGGATTCCGCGATGTATATGCCCTCGCTCATCGTCACTTGCATGATTTATTCCCGCGCAGCAGCGGCCAGCGCCGCTGCCAATCGTCGACGATGCTCGAGTGCTCCTGGTGCGCCACGATGGCCTCGCACACGATGGTGGTCGCCAGGTCGGTGCCGAGATAGGCGACGTCATCGGGGCGCCTGTCGCCGAGCAGTTCCCACGTGGGGTCCCACACCAGCCCGTCGACCAGCACCCACGCATGCCATACCGGTATCAGTCCAGACGGCAGCGCCATCCCGTCGCAGTACACCACGTTTGGCTCGCCCTCGATGGCTGCCATCTGCGCGTTGCGGTAGCACTGCTGCTCCTCGGGCTGGATGCGCCGCCGGAGTCGCGCCATCATCCGCCGTGCATCGGCCTGCGCGGGGCGGGGATGCAGCTGCATCCACCGCCCATGCTCCACCAGCCAGTGGTAGATGCTGCGGTAGTCCCCGGGCGGCGTCAGCCGCATGCCGTCTATGAGTGCACAATGTGCCGCGAGGAAGTCCGCGAGCTCCCGCTCGAGCGGGGAGCCGGGTGCCAGGCGCTCCACGATGCGCCCGCTGGCTGCGACGTCTGGTGCCCCACGCTTTGGGCTACGGGCGCCTGTGTGCCCTGTTCGGCCTACGGGTGGTGGCGTGGGCCGTCCCGGGGCTGGCATGCCCGCCACGGCCCACGTGGTGCCCACCAGCGCCTCGGTGGCAGCCTCTGCAGCCCGGACTCGTGCCATGTCTCCCGGCCTCATCTCGCCCTCCTCGCATTGCTCCACTCACTGACCCAGCCCGACATATCCCCACACGTGTCCCTTGCCGCAGCGTGATATGAGCCGATCTCCGTCCGAAGCGCTGCCAGCGAGCCGCGTGTCCGTCTCAATCGCACGGCATTTGGGGCACCGCGGCCGGCGCTTGAGCCGCCGCAGGCTCCCTGGCCCCTGGCGGCGGTAGGCAGGATAGTCTCGCATGGAGAGCGCCCCTATCTCGAATGACATGCGTAGGCAGCGCTCAAGCCCTTCCTCGATCATCCGTATGGCGGCCGCTACTTCGGCACGCTCCGCTAGCCAGTGCTGGGCCGCCTCAACCTCGGTCTCTTCCTCCAGCTGCGCCGCGAGTGTCTGCAGGGCATCGGCTCGCTCGCGCAGCCAGCGGACAATGTTCGCCAACTCGGCGTCTTGGTCCCGTCGCCAAGCGCTCTTTGGCTGGGGCGGCATGATGATAGTATAGCATCGCGCTCAACTCCTGTCAAGCCCCCAGTTGACGGCGGCGGTGCTGTTGTGCTAACATCACGGCATGAGTCCCTCAACGCAGGCATTCGAAAACTGGCGTCGGCGTAACCCCCTGCGGCATTGGCGCGAGAAGCAGTGGCCTCCGCTGTCGCGGGCGGCCCTGGCCCGCCAGATGGCGGAATCTGCCTACCGCATAACTCCGATTACAATCCTGCGCTGGGAGTCTGGCGAGTACGATGTGCCTGAGGCGGCGATGGCAGTGCTGGCGAGAATCACGGGCATTGCCGACTTGCGGGCTCGGTGGACCAGGTGGCAGAAGGCGCGCCAGCCGCAGTAAGATTGCCTGCGGGCCCCGGCCCGCTATCTGAACCGGGGCCCGCGCCCTCAGTGCTTAGCCCGCCTTGAGCAGGCCGCGCACGACCTCGGCCAGCGAGCACTTGCGCTCTGCTGCGAGCGCCCGGAGCCGCGCGGCATCCTCGCCGGTCACGACCACCACGGCCCGCTCAACATCGCCGGCCGCCTTCGGCGCCTTCGGCTCCTTCGGCTCCTTCTCAACCTTCTCTGCCTTGCTCTTCTTTGCCATCGCTCTTTCCTTTCTGCCTTTCTCGCGCGCATACGCCGCCTTCGGGGCGGTCATAAACCATGACTCGCATGGGGCGCCCGCACACGCAACAGGTCTCGTGCTCGGTCTTATCTATCCAGCGCGGGGCATTCAGTAGCGGCGTTGGCATCGCTCCGACCCTCTCGCTCCCCCCCAGTCCGTCGCTCATCAGCGGGCCTCCATCCGGTAGACCTTGTGGCTGGCGATGCGCCCCGGTACTATTGCGATGCCCACGGCTGCCGCCGCCCGTGCTGCAATGTCCGCGGTCGACGCCCACCACCAGCCATCCATGCCATCGATACGGAATGCCGCCAACGGCATGCGACCATTGCTCCAGGCCAGCAGCGCGCGGGTGGTTCCGTGCAGCGCCAGCACCGACTGGCTCCCGCACAGGGCCATGCATTCCGCCGGCCCGCGCCTTTCGCCGTAGCGCCGCAGCATGTGCGCCAGCAGTTCGCTGTCGCATTGGCCGTGGAGCTGGATGCCCAGTATGCGCGCCTTCCGCTTGTGCTGCGGGATAACCCCGTTATGGACGAGCGCCCACTCGCCCGCCATGTGCGGGTGGTTGTTGCCGTTGGTGGCCGGCGCCCCGTGGGTCGCAAAGCGCGTGTGTCCAATCGCGGCGACCAGCCGGCGCTCCCCCAGCCGGCGCCAAGCCGTCTCGAACAGCTCGTGCGCCGGCCCCGGCTGCCGCGCCCAGAGCAGGTCGCCGTTCGCGCTCAGCGCTGCATACCCGCCCGCGTCTACGCCGCGCTCCTCGCTGGCCCGGGCGAGCGCCTCCATCAGGCGCATCGCCAGCCGTTGCTGCGCGGGCGTCCACCGCGCCTCTGCTGCGAATCCGAAGATGCCGCACATATCAATTCGCCCCCCGGTCGTACTTCTGCGCCAGCCGCTTCAGCTCGACCTTGACCGGCTTGAGGTCGGCCAGGTCAGCAATCCAGCCGGCCATCTGCACCTGCGGCTGCCCGACGTCCCGCCGGCCCTTCGTCCAGCCGGTGAGGTAGAAGAACCGGTCGAGCGCGCGCGCGCCTGCGCCTGCCTGCTTGTAGGTGCGCTCGCTGGCGAGTGCGCCCCAGTCCAGCTTGGTCTGCTCCGTTGCGCGCTCAGCCAGTGCCAGGCATTGCTGCACGTGAGCAACCATCTTCACCCACTCGACCGTGCCGGCCGCCCAGCGGAACTCGACCGTGGCCTTGTGCGTGAACAGGTTGGTGAGGTTGAGGCTGCGGTAGCGGCGCCCGTTGTAGATGGCATCTCGCAGGGCCTCGGCCTTGCGGGCCTTCGGCGCGCGGCGCAGTTCATCAGCCGTATGCTTCTCGGCGTGCACGCTCCCGCAGTATGCGCTGCACTCGCGGGCGCTGGTGCCTGTGCTGGCGTAGAGCGCCCGCTCATGCATCGCCGTCTGGTAGAGCAGCTTGCCCACCCATTCGGCCTGTGCTGCGTAGTCGTGCCCTGCCACCGAGGCCGCTCCGACGTGCACGTGGAATCCGCAGCTGCAGTTGACCTGCGCCTCCAGCCCCCTCAGCGTCTGCGCGACCTGTTTGACCTGCTCGATGCCCGCCGCCCCCCTCAGCACCGGGCTGACGATTTCGACCGAGGTCTCGTCGCTGCGCTGAGTGTGGATCGTGGCGTCATGCTCCGCCGTCCATCCCTGCGGGAAGGGCGCTGGCAGCGGGTATCCGTGGTGGTAGGAGCCGATGGAGATGCCCAGCCTGACGATGGCGGCGGTGGGGACAAGGCACTCGATCTCGATGCCGAAGGTGTAGGCGTCGGCCCTGCTGCTCGCTGCCTGCGTCTGCGCCATCTCGTCCTCTCCGTTCCGTTCCGCTCTCGCCACGCGGCACTCTGCGCTGGCACCTACATTCATCACTCGTGGGGCGATGCAAGTCAACCGCCCCGGGGCCTATTTCCGAACTTTCTTTTCAGCCCTGGGACAGCGAACGGACGTGCGCTAGGGGCCGGGGGTGTGCGTGATCGGCATCCCCCAGGCCCCCGTCGTCGACTGCCGACTGCCTCAGCCCTGCTGCTGCCCCAGCGCGCCGGGGACATAGCCAGCGGCCACCTGGCCCTGGTAGACGGCCAGCATGTCCCGGAGCAGGCGTACCAGCGGCATGCTGTGCTGCGCGGCCAGCGCCCTCATCGCCGTGGCTGCCTCCCCGCGGACCGCGATAGTCACCATTGCATCTGGCGCTAGGCGCCTGCTCCGCCGCGCTGTGGCGCGCGCTGTGCCCCTCGTGTCCCCCGACTGGTCTCCCGCCTGCCGCCCGCCCCTGCGCGCGCGCGTGGTGGCCGCTGGGGCCTCCTCCTGCGCCGCTGGGGTAGCGGTAGCCTCGGCATCCGCTCGTCTCCGTCTCGGCATGTGAGTCTCCCTCCTGCCAGCCACGCTGGCCCCTCATCTATCACTCTGCGGGCCGTCGAAGTCAAGCGGAAAGTTACGGGCCCCGGCTCGGTGCCGGGGCCCACTCGGGCTGGGGCATGGCGTGCGGCAGCCCGAATCTACTGCGTTTTCCAGTCCAACCAGAACAGACTGGTTCGCATAATGCGCTCGAAGTTCTCCTGCTCCCAGGCGTCAAGTCGCATCATGAACTCCGCGCTCGTCGAGGCAAGCGCGACCGGAGCCGCCGCCGCGTACGCCTCGCTGGTCGTGCCAGGCGCTCTCGCGTCCACCCCCTTGAGCGCCTCGAGGATCGCGCCGATTCGCAGGCCGACCGACAGCCACTTCAGAACCTTCCCGAAATCCATGGTGCCTCCTTGCTGCCCCGCATTGGGGCAATTGAACCTTACCAGCTCCGCCGCAGACCCCCATAGAAGCAGATACCATCTACCTGCAGAGGGCCGAGCCGCGTCCCGCCATATTCGCTCGGGGTCAGCGCGATCCCGACGTAGGGCTGCACCGATGGGTTCCTGCCGAGGTCGACAGACAGCCCCGGCACCATGCGCTGGTTGCCGCGGTTGCTCGTGATCAGGCCCAGGTCCAGATGCGTCTTCTCCTGCGCATCTAGACCGAAGTTGAATGCCGGGCCCGTACCTGTCGCGTCACGCCCATGCAGAAACATCACCGATGCGCCCGATGGTTGCCCCAAGAAGCCGGTGAGCTGTTCGACAAATGGCTCAGCGGCTACCGGCAGCGCGATCAGGAGTGTCATGGCCATTCCGGCCACCAAACCGACTAGCAGATTTCGTTTCATTCCCTGCATCTCCTTCCTCGCCCGCGGCCGCATAGGCCCTGATGAATGCCCGGGCGATATCCTCCGTCACTTCCTCGTGCGCCTCCACCCATGTGTCCCGCGCGAACTGCCGCAGCGCCTCGGGTAGTTGGTCTATGATCCGCCAGGCCACCTCATGCATGCGTCGCAGCAGTATATGCACCACCTCGTGGCAGGCGGTCGCGTGGGGTCGCACATCCGCTGTGGGGCATACAGTCACGGTCGCCTCCCGGTTGCGGAGACACACGTTCACTCCGGCCCGGTCGCCATAGGTATCGTCAGCGGCAAGCACCACCTCCCACTCTGCGCCGAGTAGCCGGTCCACCCATGCCTCGAGCTCGCGCGCGAACTCGGGTGCCACTCCCATCTCGTGTGCCAACCTCATCATGGATATATGCCTATCGAAAATGTCCTACACTTCGTCCTGCGCCAGGGAAGCCGCGATGGCTGCCATCACCTCGAGCATCGTGGCCTGCTTCAGTATGGGGTCACGCAGCAGATTGGCATCGGCCTCATTGCTCAGAAATCCGACCTCGAGCAGCAGCGCTGGCATCCGCTGCCATGTGCCACGCAGCACCGCAAAGCCGCTGCGATAACGCTCCGTGTCGGCGCTGATGCGCCATGCGTTCCCTGCCCACTGCGGCAGCGCGTCGGCCACCATGCGGTGCATGCGGTGTGCGACCAGCTTGCTGCGGCCATCGCCGCCATGGTGCCAGACCTGGAAACCACGCGCCAGGGAAGAGGCCGCATTTATGTGCACGCTAACAAAGAGGTTGGCCCGCAGCTCCACCGCCCTCTGTGCCCGCGCGGTCAGGGATACACCCGTCCCCGTGGGGCGAGTCAACTCCACGCGATGCCCCGCCAGCCGTGCGAAGCTTGCGAGACGCTGATTCGCCAGCTCGGCCGCTACCTGAGCCTCCTGCAGGCCGTTCCCCACTGCGCCCGGATCGGTGCCGCCATGTCCTGCATCAACTGCGATGATGATGCGCTTCATCTGATCAACCTCCCATATCATGGTTGCTCGGAATTGAGGGCGCGGTCGAGGATCTGCGTCTCGGGCGGTTCGTCCCCCCGCCGGATGTCGAGCCCAATGCACACATCGCTGACGGCGAGCTGCACGCAGAATGGCGGATGCGCCCGGGCCACGCTGATCGTGTCCCCGCCCGGCTCGCAGTTCACGATGATCACATACGGGCCCCGGCCGCAGCAGAAGCTCATGCTCCTTGTCATTGCGGTCTCCGTGGATCGCTGTTCAGCCGCTCGCACACGCGGTCTAGGCCGTCGTTGACCTTGCTCAGCGCCGTCGTCTGAGCGGCCAGTGCCGCAACCACATGATCCGCGTGGTTGACCACAAACTCGTTATGCTCCTGACGCATCTGCTGGCGCTCCTGCCGCTCCGCTACGCGGTCGCTACGCGCGGCCCGCATCTCGGTGATGAAGGCGCGCACCACCGGCACCAGCACGACTAGAATGATCAGGGTCACCATGCCGGTCGCCCCATACTCGAGAAACGTCTTGATGCCGTCCATCGTTCATGCCTCCTCCATGGCTGAGCAAACGCAATGCTGGGCCTGCTCCGCGCAGTAGGCGACCCAGGGGCATCGGCGCCCCATGCCTAAGTGCCTATCGGTTCTCACACATCAATAGCATCCAGGTAGACCGTCACATCGGTCTGCCCTTCGCTGTCGATTCCCTTGCCCAGCACCCGCAGCCACCGGTCGCCGCGATCCATCCGGTAGACGCCGTTGGCGCCGGCGGCCAGGGTGGGAATGCCGGATGCCGCGATGTCCTCGTCGAACCATGGGCCGCTTGCGGTCGGCCCTAGCTGGATGTCCGCATCCGCCAGGCCCAATTTCCCCGTCCCGCCGGCCACGCTCACGGTGACCACCCGCCGCGGCATGTCGCCCACATCGCGCGGCGGCAGGACGACCTCCAGTGCGGACTTGCTGACGGCCGCCTTTGTTACGGTCTCCCTCCATTTAGCCATCGATATGCTCCTCTCTCTCGGTGCGCGGCCAAATCACCGCGCCCTGCACGTCTGCGCCAACACTTTCCAGCATCGCCGTCGTGCCCAGGAGTGCCAGTTTCTTCTTGCCGTGCGCCTGCCTCACCAGCGTCACGACCGTGTTGCTCCAGACCATCTGGTGTTCCGCAGTCGCCGGGATGTAGCAGGCGCAACTGGCCGTATTCTCCAGACAGTATCCTGGCACCGTATAAGGTCGGGGCGTCGCCGCCACGAGTATGGCTATCGTCCATGCCACCCACATATCAGTGTTGCTCGCTCAAGTGGCGTTGCGCGCAGGCATGCACCGCATGCAACGACCGACCCAGCGCCGCGGCGATCTGCCGGCCAGTCCCGTACCGGTAGTACCGGCTGAGATAGGCCCGCTCTCGCGGACTCCAGGCCGAACGGGTACGCAGGATGCCCAGCCGGTAACCCCGCTTGAGCACAGCCGCTGCGGAGGGCCGGCCCAGGCGCTGCGCAACCGCCTGCACAGTCGCCCATCGTTCGCCCGGCGCTGCGGTCATAAGCGCGTCGCGGATCTCCGCGTCTTCCTGCGCTGTAAACTTCCGCCGTGGTCGCGTCAGTCGGTAGGTCTGCGCCATGTGCGCTGTCGCGCAATGACCGCGATCCAGCGTGTGCGCGCAGGCGGAGAGGCCCCTGCGCTGGTAGTTGAAGGCCAACCAGAGCTTCTCTGCCTTACTCCAGCGCGGGCGTGGCATATCGCTGACTCCGTGCGGGCAACCCTGGTCGAGCGTGTCGAGGTATATCTTCACCCGGCCACCACCCTGTGTGCAATAGACTTCATCGCGGAGTTCGCCGCCCACTTTCAGTTTCGGGCACCGAAGGCAATTCATTCCAACCCCTCGCGCTCGGTCTGCAAATCCGCGATCTGCGCCTCTATGATCGCCCGCCGCTGCGCCGTCCACGCCGCCCACACCCGCTGCGCGAACCCGCGCACGCGCGCATCGTCAATCAGCCCCGCCTCATTGGCCTCGACGAGAATGTGCGCGATGTCCAGGCCGTTGAGGCGGCTGAAGCGGCTGTAGAGCGCCTGCTTTTCCTGCTCAGTCAAAGCCATGTATGATTCCTCCCTACTCCCTGCTCCCTACTTCCTACTCCCTATCTCACGGCAGCCAGAACCGCACGCAGTCTACGCGGGTCACCGCGGCCACGCTGGTGCTTGCGTCCCGCACCAGGAT